TTTAGTGGGCATATTAGATGGCACTGACGACATGTTCTTTTTTGTTACACTTGACAAAACGTTAACACACTAGCATAAAACGTAAAAGTTTACGCACATATTACGCACTATTGGATTGACAATGGTGCGTTTTTCGTTATACTATATGTATAAATTAAGTTATGGGAGTAACAAACATATGGATATAGCAAAAACACTAATCGAACTTATACAAAGCGAACTTGAGGCGGCGGCTGAAACTGAGGAAATAGTTGAGGCTGTGATGGCTAAACATGGCGACGATTATGATCCTTGGACGGAAATAATGGAAGACGGCAATGGTTACCCTCAAGACAACTATGACAATGCTGGCATATATGCATGGCTACTAAGTGATTATCTCAAATATGAAACTGTGTTATGGGACTATGACACAGTATGCAACAACACGGAAATGGGTAGCAGTGGCAGTGACGGTTGGCGTGATGCCCTTGAGCATTTGGTACACATTGGCCTAATGACACCGCACACAGTATAAACTTGACAAACTGTGTAATTATTGTACAATACTTGTATATTAAAAATAAGTTATGGGAGTAACAAATATGGAAAAAGCAACACAAACTATTAACACAATGCTAACTAGTACGCCTACTATCACAGTAAGTGCAAAGTTTACTGCACTACACTTGGCAAGCATAGCATGGGACTTGTACTGTAGTACTGCGCCTACACACTACAGTGGGGAGTTTACTATTGTTGAGGGCGGGGACTTTAGCATGTATGGCATTGAGGATAGCATGGATATGGCGCAACACTACTATGATTGTGCATACAGCATAGGCAATAGTGTAGTAAACAATTTGCAATATAGTGTGCAGGATGCGTATGACAGCATTGAGGATATATGTGCGGATACTGTTGTGCGTGAGGAAGTTAGTAGCACAGTATACAATGCTGTTGCTAACTATACACACAATGACAAAGAGGATAGCAACATAGCATGGGACTATGCACACTTAACTGAGGAGCAAGGCTTAGCATTACCTCAGCAAATAGCACAGTTGGAAAAGCAACTTGCTACACTACGCTCTCAAGTTACTGCGTAACACATAGCAATAACACTAAGCACACTTTATTGTGTGCTTTTTTTTGGAAAAAATATAATTTTGGATTGCCAGGGGGGTGGGTGGTATATATAGGGAAAATGGCGAAATTTGAAAAACCGCTTGAAATTTGCGTACAATTTTTTGTCATTCTCTATAGACCGGTTTTTTTCTCCTACACTATATAAACTCTGCACACACTACGCAACTCTACACCGTTCTCTTCGCCTATCACTACGCAAGTGTGCTTACGGTTAGGCAAACACCGTTATTCACACTAGGTGCATATAAATGCGTACACATAACACTTTTTAGTACATATAAGTGTATACTAGATGTATCTCCTAACACCTTACTACACACTACGCACATCATAGAGAATATATCACGCACAACTGCACTACACACTAGATTATCATATACGAGTATTAACACATCACTTAACTACACACTAGACGAACTCTACTACACACTTCGAGAACTCTACTAGATCAACTCTGATCACAGTTACTGGCCAACCGGTGGTAAAAAAATTGCGTTTTACCGGTTTTCCATGGGGTGGTATATCTCCTCCTTGGCCGTTATATGGTGTGTTTATACATCAGTTTAACGCCGATTTAAGTGTTGTTTTGTTTGTATGCGGTATTATATCCAGTTGTGTGAGAACGTTGCTTAGAGACGCTTATATTAAGTCGTATGTGTTGATATCGCCTAGGTGGTAGTCCAGTGTGTCAGGGTTTACAATACGCAAGAATATTCTGCCATCTTCTAGTTGTTCTGCTACAAATGTAACACCTGGCGTGATGAATTCTGACTTTAACACATCTGCATCTGTGTCTGTGAACACTATGCCTTGTGCTGATATATCGAAGTGATAATCGATATACTTCATTGAGATTCCTCTATGTGTTTCTTTCTGCTATATGATTATACAGCTCTTCTGCATACAGGCGATGAGGTAATTCGTCATGATGCCAGTATTGTGCTTTGGGATTTTCATATCCTAGTTCTTTGTACTTGAAAAAGAAGCCTTCTGCGTCCCACATACACTTGCTGTCATCTATGAGTTTCCAGTACCAATCAGTATATCTAGAAGGATTATAAGGCAACATGGTGTTGGCAAACACATAGTCTATGCCTCGGCTTTGTAGATATTGTTGTGTTAACAGCATTTCTTTCACAGTGATGAGGTCTAGAATGTCTGTTTTGTTGTACATAAACTCGTGCCAGTAAGGCATAATTGACTTTTCATATGGTGTAAAGCCTTCCCATCCGGAGTTTATCTGTAGCCAACGTTTGTTTATTTGGGTAAAAGTATCCACAGCAGGGTTAGAACCATCGTGATCAACGTCGTGTCCTGAGGGTAAATCAATACGAGTCATCTCTGTCCAACCCACTACTACGAACTCAACGTCTGAGTTTGATTCACAGTAGTCTATCACTGAACGTGCTATAGCACTATTTGATTGTGCTCCTAGTGAAATGTTGTGTGGTGTTAACTGCAACATACCTGACAGCACAGCACCAAAACACTTGCTACGGTTGTATGCACTATCTTCTGTGCCGTCTATCTCAAAGCCTGCACTATGAGAACAGCCTGCTATCAAACACTTACTCACGAGTAAATGTGTCTTGTTCGTTGTGCTCTCGAGCTGTGGCAGTAAATGAATCGTCGGGTGCTATCTCGGCATCAGCATTCATAAATCTCATGCGTTGTATGATATCCCAATTAACGCCTTCGCTGGGCTTCCATGATTCTCTGATACCACCAACGTCACTGATATCTGCTTGTTTCTTCTTAGCCATGTTATCTCCTAGTCAACATCACAGTCTGGGTATAAACGGATGTTTGTGTTGTGTGTTATGTTATACTTGACTGCTGGGTCAAGTTCTCCTGTGATTTGTAATGTGTAACGATCAGCAACGCCTATGTTTGATGCGGCATGAGGTATGTCAGCCTCCCATAGTGCATAGTCTCCTGCTGACCAGTTTGTTACTGCTTCGCCGTTAAATTCTAAATAGTGTCCTGGTTTCCAATCTTCTAAGAACACCAATGCTCTGTATGTGTTATCTCTGGCAACACCAAATACACGTTCGTATGTTTCAAAGTGATCTATATGTGTGGGCATTATGTCTAGTGTTTCCATTTTGTAAAACACATAGCCACAGTTTGATAATCCTATCTTGGTTGCTACATAGTCTACCCAGTCCGGCATAGGATTTCTGCTGTCGTACATTCCGCCTGAGAAACTTGCATGATAGTAACCTTTGCTTTTCCAAACTTCTATCTCTGAGGGTTTGATTGGTTGCTTGGTGTAATCAAAATGCTTATGCTCGTCTGTCCACACAGGTGTAACGTGTCCTTGGTGTGCTATGCTCATGCTTGTCTCCTTGTGTCTGCTGTTACACAATGGAATCCGCCGCCAAGTGTTCTTTGATGCCTAGTAGGTAACATAGCACAGTCGATGCCGTGCTTTTCTAATTCTATTCTCAGAGAATGTTGATTCTCTTCTAGTGCTACCAGTGTAGGTGATATACTTAACATGTTCATGTTAATCCACACACTAGCATTGTTATAGTCTCCAAAGTAACCTATGTCTGTAGGTTCTGGACACATTATGTAATCCCAACTTCTAAATGGTTCAGGTAGCACACTAACGTCTTTGATTCTTGTAGGGTTAAGCAACATCAAGCCTTCTCGTAAGAAAGCAACTGTTGAGTCTATGTGCATGTATGAATACACACCCTCTAGTAAGTGTACGTTTAAGCCTGTGTGTTCTCTTAACCAGTTTGCTCCTGCTACGTTGCCTGAGTTACTTACCAAGTACAGTATATCATCATTAGCACGAATACAGTTAGCCGCATCAAAACTAGGTGCTACTTCTGTTAGTGCTAGAGTATCTGGATCACCTAAACATGCTTTGTTATATAAATCGTCTTCGTAATACCTAGGCGCCTCTACAATGCCAGGCAAGTGATGTGCTATGGATTGATAGTTTTGGTTTCTTGCACGAATAGGTTGCGGTGTTGCTATAGCATGTTCACCATGTAAGAACACTATGTCTCTTGGACAATAGTCGTAGTAGTGTACAGGAATACTAGCATTGTTAATAGGACGTAACACATCAACACTTTCTCCTTCTAAAAACTTTACAAATGTTTCTAAGTCTTCGTCTGCTTCTTGTGTTACTTGCTCTGGATAAGGTCCTGTGTGTATAGTTGTTTCGTCTGGAACGTCAGCATAGTTAACCAGCCTCATAGAAAGATCAAAGTCAGGTATCCTGGCACCTCTTGCCGTACCTACTATTACTTGCTGTAGTTTATCCCATTCGTTGGTTGCATATTCCATTTGTCTGTTAGTTCCTGTGTAAGTCTCTGCCCTATTACTTCGTGTCCTAGTAAGTTAGGGTGAAAACTGTCTGTTAAATATTTCTGTTTATTCTTATTTATTTTTGGACCATCTATACGTCTTTTTAATTGGTCGTCAATGCTGTTGCCTTGGTATGCTGTTGCGTCAATGCCTAACCACTCTGTCATACTGTTATTAGTATCCACAAAGCCGTCTGTTAGTAAAGTGTCTCTCCAGGAAGGATCGTATGTAAAACTGCTATAGTTATGTTGGAATGCATACTTTACATTTTTTAGTTTGCACAAAGATGCTATCAGCATTAAGTCTTTGTTTTGTGTTAGTTCAAACTGATATGTATTGAAACCTGTAGTTTCTACTAAAGCCTCCCATAACGGTTGGTCTGAGTAAACTGTTTGAGTTCTTCTATGATCATGAGTATCGTATGGACTAGACTGTTTGTAATGAGCAACACATATTCTAGTGTCTGGTGGTACTGTTACTAATACACAATCATCTGCTGTTAACTTATGATAAACTTTCTGCAAAAATTCTTCTATAGCATTACCTAGTGCCCAACCAGGTTTGCAACATGTAACTTTCTTTAAGCCAAAGTTCTCTGCAACTATATCTGCGTAAGTACGTTTAAAAGGAATAGTAAACGAATCGTCGAAACCCCATGCCCAACTATCTCCGAGATTGTACAAATACATTATTCCTCTACTGTCTTAACAGTAATCATATCGGCATCAATGGCTGTGAAGTTAGATGATTGTGCTAAATGCTTGTTGTCTTCGTTAACACCTGCGCCAATTGTGTCTGGTACTTCTACTGTGTCTTTGTTTCTAAACCATTGTCCTTTGCCTTTGTATGTGTAATCAAAACTCCAGTCTATGGTCTTGTTTAAAAATTCTTCTTCGTCTAGCAAATCACCAAAGTCTGATTGGCTTCTACCTTCTAGTCTATCCCAGTCAGGCTTAGCAAGTTTTCTTGCTCTTTTGGCTGTGTTAGATTGCATACGTGAGTAGTCCTGTGCATAGAACGGACCTTTACGTCCGCCTTCACTTACAGGAGGTCTATCATCATATGGATTGTCTACTTGTTTGTAATCGTACTTGAAGTTTGCTTTCCAGTTACCGTCATCATCAATAACAAACTTGTATAAGCCATTAAACTGATCTGCTGGACCAAACTGATTACCAAATTCTCTTGCATCTATATCCGGATTAAATTCTACAGTACATCTGTAGCCACCTCTTGTTAACCACATCATTCTTAAGAATGGCCATATCTCATTTACTAAACTATCTGCAAAAGGAGAAATGTTTGGCTTAATTATGTTGTAGTCAAAGTCCTCATACTCGATTTCGTGCTGTACATCAGTTTGATTAAGTCTAATCATATAGTGTTCTTTGCGTAAGTTAAAACGTACAGGGTAACCAAACGGTACATCTGTACAACCTACCATAAAGTCTAAGAACGTGTGGAACAGTTTAACTCTATGCATAACGTGAATGCCTGCAATAGTAAAGTCATTTGCTATCCAATGGTTTTGATATTTGTGATAACTTACATTATACTTGTGTGGATTCTGTCCTACAATAGTTTCAGGTCCTACTGCCATACCTACACCAGCGCCGACGTTATTAATATTCATGTTTCTGTTACGCCAAAGGAAAGTCATTGTTCTTGCAAAGTCGTGATGTTGTTCTGTGGGGAAACCTACAATCCAGTTAGTGGCGGCATATACTCCGTGCTTCTTGCCTGAAGCAAAGTTGTCTTCCATCTCTTTGATAGTAACACCTTTAGCCATGTCGTCTAATACTTTTTGTGAACCAGACTCACAGCCATAGTTCATCATAATGCAACCACCTTCTGCTAAGTCTTTAAAGTAGTCATCGTCCATTCTACCATCGCAACGAGCATAACCAGTCCATCTCATTTTAATATTCTTTTCTCTAAGTGCAATAGCAAATGCTCTGAGTTCGTTAACGTTACCATTAATCAAACTATCGATAAACCACATAACGTCTGCACCTTTCTCATAGTACAAGTACTCTGCTTCACGTAATACATCTACTGCAAGTCTTTGTCTGTACTTCCAAAAGTGTGTCTCTTCACAGAACGTACACTTAGCAGTACAACCACGTGAGAACTCTGAGGTTACTCCATTAGGTACTTTGTATTCGTTAAAGTCTAATCCCTCATAGTCAGGCATTGGCATATCATTAATATTGATACGTTCCATTTCTTCTTGTGTAATCTTATACATAGGCCCTCGGTCTATGCCGTCTTCTATGTCTTGTAGTATGCTTAGAATAGCCGCTTCGCCTTCTCCGGTACATATATAATCATAGTAAGGTCTAATGTCAAACCAATCTTTCTGTACGTTACTTCCGCCTACAGCAATTTTGATGTGCGGTGCTCTTTCTTTAAGTTGTTCACACATCCACTTAGTTGGTTCTTCGGAAATATAGTATTGACTAAATCCTACTACATCAGGATTCTCTTTTATAATATGTTCTAATCCTTCTTCCAGTAATGGTTCTAGTAATGGGTGAATGTCATGCATGTATGTGTCACCAAGCCAGTGCCAACTAGCACTAGGATCCCATAACCTAAAAGGAATCTTCTTGAGAGGTTGCCAATCGTTTTGATTGAGGTTATATGCTTTAACATTTAAGTCTAGTATACTTGTTTCGTATCCTGCGGCTTTACATACTCCGCTTAGTCTTGCTAAGTTAAATGGAGGAAACTCAGGTGCCCATTCGGGACATAAAACTAGCATTAGTTTTGTACTACGAGTTTTGTAATCTACATAAACAGACTTAGTATTCTTTTGTTGTACTTTCTTGGCAAAAGGCGCAATAGTATTCATCATCTGCTGATGTCTTGCGTCTTCTACACTGAGCTCTGGTCTTATATACCTACCTTCGTCTGCCTCATCCACTGCTATGTTTGTGAGGTTAAAGTCTAAATGTTTCTTATGTTTGTCTACCATGTTATCCTTTAAAATATTCCCCGACTAAATCGTAGTCGGTGGTATTTAGTTTCTTGATTGATAACAAATGTTTATAGTTGTGATCTATTATAGGCTTTAGTTGCACTTGTAGATCTAACCATTCGTCATCTGTTAAATTTGCTAAACGTAATACTTCTTCCTCTAATGCTTGTAATCTTAATTCGTCGTCTCTGATTTGATCATATTCTTCATTTATAATTCCATCAAATGTTTTATATCCTGCTTTACGCAAGTATTCTAGTGTTCTATTAATACCTGCTACTACGAAAGGATGCCTGTGTGCAATTGGTTTATATAGTTTCTCACTTATAAACACACCGTCGGTATGTACACAACTTATAGGTTTAGTACTTACGTTACCTAAACAATGATAGAAATTAGTCTCATTTACAACACTAAAATAACTATTATCAAAATACTGTAAATCATCATCGTTGATATCCACAGGATTATCTCTTTCTACTGTTCTATTTAGCACTAGTGGGAGTCTGCTCCAATTTTTATAGATATTGTGCATATAAGGTTCTTGCTTCAATTCTTTGTCTAACTGATTATTATTTTCAAGTAACCAAGCATCTTTATTTGAGAATCCTTCTGCATGGTTAGATAAATCAAAACTTACAAAACTATCTTTAACAAGATCGTGTTCAAACAAGAATCCAACCATCCTGGCACGTTGCCATCTAGGCATTCTGTTAAAGCACAATAGTTTCTTGTTTCGTTTACCTATATGATACTCTCTGTCCTTCCATACTGGGTGTTCTGTAAAGTCTTGCGATCTACTTGGGTAGTCCATATACATACTATCTTTAACTACATTTTCAAATCTATGTCCACTAATAATTTGCATCATAGGTTCAATACCCATGATTCCGCATAGTTTATTATAACTGTCAGTGCCATCAAGTGCCGCTGTTAACATAAAGAAACTACTCTTAGGCATGAAGTTCAGTGCTCTTATTAATCTATGTGCTGTTCCTATGCTATGTGGTTGTAATGCTTCGTCGGCATTTGAAAATATAAATTTGTCTTTACCTTTTTCTATTGCTTTTTTAATTGCATGTAATAATTCTAAGAACGGTAATCTATATGGAGCATATTGAGAATCAGCACCAAAGTACATTGGGAATATTCTATCCCAGTGTATAGCAAGATCAGGGTGTATTCCTAATATCTGGTGTTGGAACAGTTTATCAGCATTTTCACTCCAAGGCTTTAAATATTTTGCTGGTGCTCCTTGCAATGGCATAGAAAGCCACCAAGCAGAGTCGCCGTCTTCATTCCAAAAGAATGTTTCGCAATCTCTATTATTCTGATCTCTCCACGGCTTATGATCTCTTGACTTACTGTATTCTGGTACTATAAACAACGTCGACCAACTGCTAGTATTGTATCCTTCTGGTGCATCTTGCTCTAGCAATAGCACAACATCTGGTCCGTACATAGAAGCCATGTCTCTAGTTTTATTATAATCTGTCAGTTGCGTAAATACTGCACCTCTGCCTACAAGTTGTGCATGTAAACGAGCATTTAGTTTTTTAAGGTTCGCAATATCTTTTCCTGCATAACAAATCTCTTTACTATGTGCAAGTATAAATCCTGCTTGATCAAATTTATCTATATTGTCCATTGTTCACCGTGTTCGTTCCATGGCCACTGCGGATCATCGAATACTTCCTGTAATGTTGTTTGTGTCATGATGTCATGACTAAAGTCTGCATATTTTTTACTTTCGTCTCCCATTGGAAAGCCTATGTGTACTAACCAGTCTCTGTATATAGGACTGCTAGGGTGGTAGTCTTCAAAGTCACTGCCGTCATGTGAACTTTTATATGTGTAATGTACTGGCCATTTGCATTCGTTATAAGTCCATAAACACGGCGTTACAATGTCTAAGTCGTTGTACATATTCTGTATGCTATGTGTTTCTTCGTCAGAGAATCCTGCATAGTATCCCTGACCGTTTAGTCCTAGACCCATTAAGCCTACACTATCAAACGATTCTTGTTTCAAGGATTGTGTTACAGTATCAATAATAGCACAATCCCTCATAGTCATTCCTTGAACATCAACGTGTTGTTTAAAGTATTCATCAGAGAATACATCACTTCTGCCAAACACGTTACCTGGTGTACGCCATTGACCTTTAATCCATTTGTCTTCTCTATAAAATGTACTCCAACAAATAACAACTAAGTCTTTGTTAGTTAATGACATTCTTCTTTTTGCTTGACTAAGCATAGTTTGTATATAACTATTACCAGCACCGCATTTGCCTAAGTTTGTATATTCTGCGTTTGGCATATCTTGTGCAAGTAAGTCGGCCCATGTTGCCCATCGGTATCTAGTAAAACTACAACCAAGTGTTACTAACCTGTCATACTTAGACAAGTCTATATCAGCAATGTTTGAATTATTGTAGTACATTAAAAGTCTCTATGTCTCTCTTTGTTATTATTCAGTTTTTCTTGTAAGGTCTCGCCTTCGGGTTGTGCCCATGCAACTGCATCTATTGTTTGAGGCATGGTGTCTTTGTCGATGTGTGTTATTCTGCCAAGTCTACTGCGTTCAGCAAGTACTCTATAGTTATACTGTAGTATAGGCCACATCTTTAAATATAATGCATGACACTCATCTAAACTCAGTCCGGATATGTAATCCATTATTTCTACAATCTTTTCTGTTCTAACTAAATGATCTTCTTCTAGATCGTAACCTTCATCCCAGAAATCTCCAAACGACTTATAACCTAACTCGTGCATATATTTTAATGTGTACGGTGGTGCTACTAGTATGAACGGTGTCTTAAATTGTATTGCTTGTAAAACTTTTTCTGATATGTTACCTGTTGGCTGACCATATCTACTTTCAATGCATACATCTACAAACACTTCTCTGTAAATAGGTTCTAGTGGTAAGTGTGTAGGATTAACTACAACAGGGTTACCAATATTATCAAAATCTGTGTTAGTTGGATAATGGTGACCGGCACATTCAAACACATGAGTACTGCTACTTGCTTTAACATCATACGTTATAGGTGCTTCCTTGTTAAGCATTTCTATTCCTTGTTTCATATTAAACAAGAACTTTGGTTCTCTACAAGGCTCCTCACCGCCTATGCCGTTGACGTTCATCCACGGAGTACTTAGTAAATGTTCCACCGGTGTATCAAAGAACCAGATGAGGTTACTGTCTACACCACGTGTCTCATACTGCTTTAGTATTGCACACAGTATTGCTCGTATGCTTGTAAATCTCCAACAAGTACAAACAAAGTGTTTGGTAAACTTGCGTTTAATAGTAGTGTCTGCGTTGTCGTAAATTATCAGCTCGTTTAAAAATGGATCATCACATAGTAATTTCATTTGCCCAGTGTAGGCACTACATGCCTTCTCAACATTATAGTCGCCTGTGTGTACAATTACATTGTACAATTTGTTTTGTCCTAAGAAGTATCCGATAGAATCTAATTCTGTTGCTCTAATTCTGTTGTATGAATCGTCGCCGTTTACATTTTCTCTAGGGAATTCTGTGTAGAAGCCATAGTTGTGTACATTAAGCCAATACCCTGCAATAGGGTCGTCTTCATAATATAAACAAAGAGGTTCGTATAAAAATATGTGCAATCCTTTTTCGTTACATAGTGCTACAGTCTCTTCGCTAAACTTTAAATCTAGTAATTGTTTTATCTCACCGTTGGCTTGGTAAAACAAACATGGTGCTTCTAAATCCTCATGTTCGTTCCATCTTCTAAATTCTTGCCATGTTCTAATACGAGGTATGTCATCTATGGTTGCTTTCATAATGTTCGGATGAACTATACTACCTTCAGGAAAATTATGATATGCTAGACTGCTGTACACTTCTGTGTGTACAACATCCAGTGTGTTTACTGACTTGCTTGTTTCTTTTGAATTCTTTTGAGACATTAGTAGTTTACTCTGTGTGCAAATTGATATTCAGACTTGTTACGCAAGATGTTATAGTTGTCCTCACATATTTTAGATACGCCCTTTATCCAGTCGCTTAATTCGTTTCCTTGCAATGCATCTAGCCTTTTAGTCTCTGCTATAATTTTTTTCATACGTTTAACATCGTGTTGTTCTTTGTCATAACTTTCGTCAATGTAAGGTTCAAATGTTTTATAGCCTATGCTTTTTAATGCGGCTAAACTACCATGTGGTGCTATTAATAAAAACGGATGTCTAAAACTAATTGGCTTAAATATTTTTTCACTAAAGAATATTCCATGCTCGTCATCTTGTTCAAAGTAATGAGTTTCGCTTACTAAACTGAAGTATGTTTCAGCATACATCCAATCGTCGTCAGCAATAAACTCTGCTCTGTTTGTAACTAGTTCTTTATGATCTAAGTACATAGGCGGCATACTTTCTAATTCTTTTTTCATGTTATCTAGTTGTCGTGCAAACTCTTTGTGCCCAAGACCTCTAAGCATGTTTACTAGTGTAGGGTGTGCTTCGCCCCATCCTCTGCCATCGTCACTAGGCCCAAAACTTATTAGTCCATTGTCTAGTAAGCCTTCCATTTTTAACATAGCAATAAACAACGGTCTATGATTACGCCATCTTCTATTAAAGTTTAAAAATGATTTTTTGTATTCTTTATCTTGTAGTGTGGGTGCAAATTTTTGTTTACAATGTCCTACTAAATATTCTAATTGGTTCTGTGCGCCTTTCTCAAAGTCAACTATAATCTTTATTTTGATTGAATCCTGGTTATCTCTAGTAGCAATTATTTCTTCGTTTACTCTGCCTGCTTCAAAGGCACCTGTCATTAAAATTATTTTATGTGCAGGTATGTTATAACGGTCCACTAGACCGCTGTAAACGTCTTGTATGCAACTTAGAAAGGCTTCGTGACTATTTGATGCTACTAAGTGTAACTTGCCGTTAGGTTGCTTTAAATCGATTAGTTGTTCTTCTGTTAGTATCTCTTCTAGCGGTACTAGGCCTAATGCAGGCCCTTTGCGAAACTCGAATACAAAGTAATCTAAATCATCTTCGTTCCAGTTGTGCATAAATGTTATCATCGGGGTAGCATGATCTTCGTGCCAAAGTTTTTTAACCTTGCCTGTGAATGCATCTTGCTCTACGTCATAAAATCTAATAGTGTCGCCACTTTGTTTATTAATCAGTGCCAACTGCTATTACCTCCGCTTCTGCATTGTACCTCTTAGGAATAATAATATCTGTACCACACATGCAATGAAACTTAGTACAAGTAATTGTTTTAGGTCCAACTTTGCTTATATCGTCGAGTATGTGTCCTACTACTCCACTTAGTCCGCAACTTGCTAAACTTACTTCGCCCACTGGAGATATAAACACACAATCGCCTATATCACAATTCCAGCCTGTAAAGAAGTTTTCTCTATTAACAATTACATTGTTACTGGTGCATACCTGTTCGTCACCATCTTCTCTTACGGTATAACTAGCAGTACCACTCTCACGTTTATTAGGATTCTCAATAGTCTCTTCTTGTTCTATAGAGTGTTGTTCTATAAATTCTGTTTTCTTTGGATCTTTGTATTCCCATGGTCCAGCATTAGCACTTAGCTCATCGTACAGTGGTGTCCACTCAATAAAATAATTAGGCATAACTTTTTTAAGGTGCTCGCCAAATGCCACACATTCCCAAAACCTTTCATCGTGCAATAGTATCTTAGAGCTCATATAGTTTAGTTTATCACATAAGTATATGCTTGTCTCTGCATACTGTTCTTTCTTAGATTGCTCTACATGAAAACTAGCAACAACATCATCAAACAAATGTAAATGTTTCTCCCACCATGCTTTAGGTCTGCTAAGGTTTGTGTTAACAGCAATAGTACAATCGGGCAATACTGTTTTTAGATGTTCACATATTGGTATAAAGTTTTTCCATGCTGTAGGTTCTCCGCCACTAAAGAAAAACTTAAAGTGTTTATAATCTCTTGCTTTATATTTCTCAATAATTTTATCTAAGTTAGCAATATACTTTTCTGTGTTACCTTCGTTAGGACTATCTCCAATCCAGTTTCCAGGATTACAGTATGTGCAACTGAAGTTACAAAAGTTATTCACCTGCCAGGTTACACTAAGGTATTTCTCAGGTGCTTTTATTTCAACTAGTTTCTTTGACACCATTCATAAACCTCATGTAGTTGTGGTATTACACTGATCATATTTTCATCTCTGATCATATCGTATTCGTCGTTGTTATCGAAAAACTCTAATAGTTTTTCTTTGTTTTCTTTGCCAGTCCATAATGTTTGTACTAACATTTTAAAATCATTTCTTAAGTCTGTGTCTTCGTCTGCATGGAACTTAGCAATATAGTTCTTCAGTTCTTTTATAACTTCTAATCTAACATGATTAGGTAGAATTTGTATAGCGGCAAAGTCAGGATAAGTTAGAACATTTACACGTGGTGGTAGTTCTCTACTTACAAAGCCATTGTCATACATCCAGTCATACATTTCACCATAGTTAAATATGTTCCATATACTTACTGTCGGTGTGATGCCAACTTTAATATGCGGTGCCTTATCCTTAATTGTAAGCATGTTATGTTGCACTTTCTCCCAATTAAAACCTTTACGCACTAGTTCGCCTTGCTCTCCAATAGAATCAATACTTGCCCATATCTCCATTTTAGGAAAGTGGCTCCACAGCTCAATTAAGTCTCTACCTTTATGAGATATCTTACTCATATTAGTTGTATAGTTTAACTGTATATTCTTTGCTAGGTCGTTTTCAATCCAATAGTCTAAGCACTCGTAATGTTCTGGTGTAACAAGTATCTCGCCACCTGCAAAGTAACATTCCTCTACATCATCTAAGTAAGGACGTAACTTATCCATAAACGAACCGTCTTCGTTATTAGATATAAGTGTCTTTGCTTTCTTGTCATTTTCATTACCAAATCGTGTAATGAAAACATGCTCGTCTATCATCTTAAGTTTTTCTTCACCATGTAAATTAGAACAACCTGGTCCACAACTACGACATTTAAAATTACATAAGTTACTAAAACGTATATCCATATACTTTAGTTTGAACTCGTCTATGCTTCCGTCAATGTTAGTTGCCTCAATTATGTCAATGCTATCTATACCACGGACCATGTTTTGACTTTGTCTAAGTGTCCATGTACCATTGTCCTCTAAGTCATAACACCTAGAACATGCTTCGTACCTCTCGTCATTGAGCATAGCAGTACGCATCTTCATGTACTCTTCTGAGTTCATCATTTCCAGTATGCTTTCACCTTCTTTGAGTTCACTTACAGGTGCTTCACTGTCTGCAACACAGCAAGGCATAACTTGCTTGTTAGGCCATGCATGGAAATGTATCCACGGTAGGACACAAAAATGTTTACTGTCTTTTACTAGTTGCTTTGCTGTTTTCATTATTTCCCCTGTAATCTTCTAAGCTCTGGAAATGCTTTGAAGAAGTCTTCTCCCCTAATGTCATCTAATCTAAATGTGTTTTCAAAAAATGCATCCTTGCACTCGTCCCAATTATCTTCTGTGTCGGCAAAGTCAGCCGCACTATTAGTTATCCTATCTATACAACCTTTGTTACCTTTAAAGAAACTTCTAACACTTTCGCCAGCAGTTTTCTTCATGCTCTTTGGTAATGCTTTTGCACTATAGTACTTAGGATTGTCTGCTAAGTACAAAGTGTGATACCAATCTTTGTCAAAGTCTACTAATCCTTGTTGTCTCATGTAATCATAAAATTCTGTTATTGTAGGATAGTTCATAATACTAAAAACTGTATTAAGTTGGAACTCCACATAATCTAATGCTCTGAATGTTTTTAAGTTCTCTTCAACTCTCCCCCAGTTGGTACCTGCCCTCATAATTTCAGCACGGTCACCATAGTGATCGATACTACAACTTAGTTCTATTTTATCAAAGTGCTTCCAAAGTTCTAGTATATCGTATTGCTTATAACTTATGGTACTAGCATTAGTATTGTATCTTAATACTGTATCTGTTCTTCCTTTACGAATCATTTCCTCTAGTATAGCATAATGTTCAGGTGTGATCAACGGTTCACCACCTGCAAAATAAGCCAAGTCAATATGTTCTACTTGGTCCATTATTTCTTTCAGTACAGTTCCTTTATCATCGTCAACGTGTATAATAACAGGCCCATCTGGGTTATATGTTTTTTTATCTTCTAATGCCCATTGGCTACTAAACTCTGTACCGCAACTACGACATTTAAAATTACATATATTACTAAACCTAATATCAAAATATTTCATGTTTAGCTCATCAACTGTACCGTCTTTGTGTGTCATTGCTAATACGTCATCAAACGAGTCTGAAAAGTTATCCATGCTATATGTTCTAAAACTATGTGGACTTGCTTTTTCGTGACTATAACAAAAATTACATATATCAGATTTTTTATCCTGTAACATTGCTAGTCTTAACTCTTTCATATAGTCTGTGTTAAATGCTTCTTTAAGAGACATGTCTCTTGCATTACCAATTGGATTCGTGTAGTCATTACTACAGCAAGGATAGATATCCCCCTTGGGTGTTGCATTTAAGTGTATCCACGGAAACATACAAAATGTTTTACTTTCTGTTAGCAAGTGTTCTTTGTCTATGTCGTGTAAGTCTATATAATCACTCATACATAGTCCTCAGTTCAGGAAACACCTCAACAAATGTTTCTTTGCGTAACTGGTCAAGTCTTCTAGTTTCACATACAAACTCTGGGCGGACATCATTAAAGTCTACACCACTGCTGTCTACTAAGTCAGGAAACGATTTAATATTGTTTATAGTATGTTCAAAATTATAGTTTCTCTTTTTATATGTTCTAACTAGTTTGTCTTTGCTAGTAAGATACTCAATAATATTATTAATGCCTTGCCTACCTGCATCTTTCATCTCTTGTGGCAAGTTAAATACACTTATCCACTCGGGATTTGATACAGGATTTAATTGCCAATCACCACCAGGCATAAGACCTGTTGTTAACATCTTCTTAAAAAACTGCTCTAGTGTTACATAGTTTAACATACTCACAGTAGAACTAATTTGCAAATTTACATTTGGTTCCAGCAATAGCCTTTTAATATTTGTTTCGATATCATTCCACTTAGTGCCATTTCTAATATATTCTGCTCGTTCTTCACAATGGTCTATACTGCTATAAACATTTACTGGGTGATCAAACTTCTCCCACAACTCTAAAACATTGTAGTTTTTAAACTTTAGTCTACTCAAATTGGTATTGTAACTAAGTCTTACATCTGTTCGTCCTTGGTCTATTAATGCTTCTAGTAGGTAGTAATGGTAGTCGTCAACCATTGGTTCACCACCTGCAAAGTAACATTCTTCCATGTAAGGTACATGCTCTAGTATTTCTTCGAACGTTGTTGGATTACGATCATGCATCATGTCAAACGTTATGTTAATGCCTTGCTTCTTATCTTCGGCTTCCCATAAACTACTGTAACCACTATTACATGTTCGACACTTCATATTACAAACATGGCTGAGTCTAATATCAAAGTATCTCATTTTAAAGTCTGCTAAGTGTCCGTCTTTGGTTGTTCGTCTTAATACTCTTGGCGCATGTTTCTTGTACTTCTCATTAGCAGTATTTCTAAAACTATATGTACCAGTGCCCGAGTCTTCTATCTTATGACAACCACTGCATACTTCGTGCCTAATTCCGTTAATCATATTCATTCTAAGATTTTTCATAAAATCTGAATTAACCATTTCTTCTATAGATAGATTTTTTCTGCCTATTGAATGAGAGTACTTCATGTTTCCTATACAACAAGGTAATGGCTTGCCATCAGGTGTTATGTGCATGTGTACAAAAGGTAACATGCAAAAAGAATTATTACTAAGAGCCTCGTCTGCTGTAATATTATGTACTGGTATTTTTCTAGCCATTAACTTACATCTACTATTTGAATGTCGTCTTCATTCAATTTTTCACACATTCTATAAAAGCCTTCCATCTCTGGAAAAGTTTCTAAGAAGTTTGTGTCTCTGCGTTTGTCGTATTCGTTAAACCATTTGTAGAAATCTATTCTACCCCTTCGTATCTTTTCATCATCGTATTGTGTAGTTACAAAATAATCTCGTACTCGTCTAAAACGTTCATACTCTAATCCACTAAACATTGTGCGATCATCTTCTACAATATTCTCTTTAATAAAATCTAATATGTCATCAAAGTATGGTAAGAATTCTTCTTTAGGTAATATGTGCATATCGTATTGTAGAGGCTCTTTTAAGTAAGGAGTATCAAACCTAATCTTTCTAACATCAGGTGAACTACCTAAGTTGTTAGGGATTATATCTTCGTATGTTTTGCGCCACTCCAATACTTTTTTCAAGTACTCTTTAAATGTTGTAACACTTAGCACATTGAATGTTACCATGTGTGTTATATGACTTTTAACACCACGTAAGTATATGTCCTGGTTCTTTTCCCAAAGTTCAATGTCTAAACCTGTTCTAATATATTCAGCACGTTTGCCCCAAGTGTCAATAGAACTAAACATTTTAAAGCCACGTATTTTATTATTTTCTGTTAAGTCTTTAACAGCATCAACTAATCTTTCAACACGTCTACTTGTATAACCTAAGTTTGTATTAATATTAATTTCTATATTAGGCTTAGGGTTTTCACTGAGTTCTTCAAATAGTTTCCATGTTGTTTTGTGTAGTATTGGTTCTCCGCCTGTTATCCTAAGTATGTTTAACGTTTCGCTCACTTCAGGCCACCACTTCCACCATGCTTCTACATAAGGCGAGTCCTCTTCGTATATGTCAAACCAGTCAATGTCTGCTTGGTGATTGCTAACCATATTGTATGGTCCGTGTTTCTTAATCTCTTGTCTATATAAACTACTATGCATTGGGTGACAGTAGCCACATTTAAAATTACATTCGTTACTGAATGCAATCTCTACATACTCTGGATTAATCTTGTAGTCTGGTGGATTGTATAAAATTTCGTTTAGTCTATCTTCTGTGTATATACTTGAATTCCTTTGATGCCTGTCGCTAACATGTTTATCTTCGTTTGGTCCTTTGCCTTCGTCTAGTTCTTCAACGTTCCAACAGTATTGACAACCACTTGGCTTCTCACCGTTAAACATTTCTATACGCTCATCAATCTTCTGCGGTGTGTTGTGTAGTACGCTCGGGTCGTATTTTAATTCTTGTAAAGGAATGTCATGTGGCTTAGGGTGATAGCAACTATGCGTCTGTCCTCTATGTAAATAAATTGTAGTGTGATGCCATTTTGCAAGACAAAAGGTCCCGCTTATCTCAGAAGTAAGTAACTTGTCTATCTCTTCAATTCGTTCTATTCGTTCACTCATACTATTCCTAAAATAGTGGGGGCGAACCCCCACTGATTATCTTACACATTTCCCCTAGTATTACCATAGTGTACAACTTGCACACCTGCTATGTCGGGTGTTTTACGCCATGGGTCCAACACAATACTTCCTGATGCAAACTGTAGCTCTGTTCCGTTTCCTGTAGAAACAGATAAAGCATTATCGCAATCTGTACGTTTGTGTTTGCCGTTATACCAACCAGGCACAGTATCTAATTGATCACCGTAAGTGATTTCTGGATTATGTGCTAGTAAGTATACGCATGGTCTACTGAGTATATCATCTAACGGTACGTCACCTGTTTTCTCATCATAGTAATGTAATTCAAATCCTGCTTTTGTTATGTAGTGTCCTACTAACATACTGCTCGAACCTGCATCATATTCCACTAAAGGCTTGTAAGCCTTACCGACTATAATAATAGGCATGACTGGTATTAATGTTTTTGTTGTAGGGTAGATTGTACCTGCTAACTCCATTAAACGTTTTGCCATGTTCTCTGCTTGTACTTCTCGTGAAAGCATTACAGCATCAAACAAGTCGTATCCTAGTTCTAATTCCTCAGCCATCCAACGCAATGCAATGTTATCACGTGGGTGACAAGCACCTCCGTCTCCCATTCCTGGTTTCATGTACCCTGGTCCCATAATACGTCTGTCGCTGTTAGCCAATGCATCACAAACAACTTCTGCGTTTATGTTACCTTGTTTCTCTGCAACGTCCTGTATCATGTTTACTAGAGATACCTTTGCTGATATAAATGTATTGTAAAATACTTTAATGCATTCACATTCATCCCATGTACCTATAACGTACTTAGGTTCGTTTTGCATTATTGTTTTGTAGAAATCTACGAGAACCTTTGCGTCTCCCGTTTCACTCCCATCGCTAGTTCCTATCATTACCATTTCTGGATTAACCATATCCCATTTTACTGTGCCCATAGCAATTAAGTATGGGTTGTAAATAAAACGAGCATTAGTAATTAAAGGTTCTAATTCTCTCCTAACTGTTCCTGGTAATACCGTCGATATTAACACTACCAATTGATCGCTTGACGCAACCTCATTTACCTCTGAGAGAACCTGTCGTACTAACGAGTAGTCGAAGTCCTTGTTTGGTAAATGGCTGGTAGGTGCTTTTCCATCATACTGCGGGTCATGTGGCGTTGGTACTGCAATAAAAACAATGTCTTGTCCTTTAACTGCGTTCTCCAACTTATCAACCATTGTAAAGTTTTCAGGCTCTACTGGGTTAACATCATAACCAACAACATCATGTACTTCGGCAACCATCTCGGCGCAGGCTTGTCCTAACTTGCCCACCCCAATAAATCCGATTGAGGCCATTTTCTTCTCCTGTTGTCTGTCATAGTTTTAAACTACGCACTTATTTATCAGGTTGAAGATCCTCTTCTATTTTTACTTGGTCGGCTTCAAACAGTATATTCATGGTATTCCAAAAATCATAAAACTGTTCTGGTGTTAGTATTGATGGATTGTCGCTGTCATCGTCGCCTAAATATTTTTCTATAAAGTCGACTCCCTTGTATGCAACTGCTACTCCTGGGAATATGCCTGCTTCTCTGCTTTCGTATGCAATTCTAACATCAGGCCATTTTTTCGTTAGTTTGTCTATATTACCTAGTTGTAAGTCTTCTACTTTAGGCGGAAACTGATCTGTTGTATAATATATTGTGATGTTTCTGCGTTTATTAGTATTTGTGTAATATTGTAAAATATCGTCCATGTGTACATGACTGTATATAGCATGTTCAAAGTTTTCTTTGCAATATTGTATAAGTTCTATAGGATCTATTGCATCGTAGTGGACCTTGATTGTACTACTGTCGCAATTCTCTCTCACCCATGCACCTGCTTGATTGTCAGTCACACTCCATATTAATGGTATACCAATCTCTTTGCAGAAGTTAGTTAGTGTTAATGCGTTTTCTTTAGATACTTCAGAGCGTTTTGCAACTTCTAAGTATGCCATAGTCCCCCACTTACTTTGTATAGGCACATACTTTTTGTTACTTGGTACTGTTTTTACAGGTGTGCTTTTGCCTATTATAACTGCATCAGCATTGCATTGTGCGGCACTAACAACTCGTTGCTTTAAAACATCTATGTCGTTTTCGTGCCCTATGCCTATATTGGCGTATAGTTTCATTTAAGATGAGCCGATGAGGCCTTTTTCTAACAAGTCCTGTATTTGTTTTTCTCTGATCATTACTCCCCAGCGTTTAGGGTTAACATAAGTTTTCTTAAAGAATCTACACATTTGTTCGTTAGGATTGAACAACATCATGTCGTTTATCTCTTCATTGAGTTCGTGCCCTAATCTGCATACCTCTTTATATAATAATTCCTGTTGCCATTGTTGCTTGGTATAGTTACACTTCATGTCGTTTAAGCCGTCAAACTTAGGTGCCACGTCGTCATAGAAGAAACTTTTAAACCAGTCGTAGTCTGATATTAAATTAACGTCCCAATCGCTTAGTACTGCCATTTGGCAACCAAGTCTTGCACCGTATATAGCCCATAAGCCGTTAGTAACATCAGTGCCTATGTTAGCCCAGGTCTGTAATCTATTATAATTTCCATACCATATCTTGTCTTTGAATTCACTTGGCTTCACCCTTGTGCCCTGGTCCAAACTCATTTTAACACCCTCTCTGAACCCTGCTCTGAAGGCTTGAAAAGGACTGGCTGTTTGGTGTACTTCTGAGAACGTGTCGTTAAGTTGTATATAATTTAACTTCCAACAAAACTCCATGCCCTCGCCGTCAGTTGCGGCCTCATGTGTGTTAATTGTTTTGGTATACTCTGTAGGCCAACATTTAAGTCCACCATTACCATATACTAATCCGTTGAGAATATTTTTACCATTCCAACTAAAAATACTTTCAGCAATATCATTACCGTCGTGATCAGTTTCTGGAAAGTCAAGAGCTTGTTCAAAGAAATCAGGCATAACAATATTATCACCATCTACTGTGATAAAACGTTCTGTTTCAGATTGGTTTGCACATTCTTTATGTGCGGCATCAAAGCCTTTAACACCGTGGACACGTTTTGCCCAAGGTACTTTGTTTAATAAGTCTGCCCAATGCTCTTCGCAGTTTGGCTCGTCGTATGAAATATAGAATATATCTAGTTCTGTGACATCTTGCTTTGCCATATAAATGTGTCCTGTTATGCTCTCTGATATTTATCAAACAGTTTTACAGTATACACACTACAGTGGCGCAAGTCTCCGGGTAATTGTCTAACAACTTTCTTTTCTGTAATAAGTTCTGCTAGGCTTATGATTTCGTAATGAAACATTACATGTGGGTCGTGTTCTGCTGTTAAGAAGAATTTTAACAGCCGTTGTCCTTTTACAGTTGCACTAATAGGATATACATCTTTGTATACTTCCTTTGCTTTGTTGCTTAAGGTAATAACAAGTTCAGCAGAGTTAACAGCAACCTTTACATCAAACGAAGTGCTTTTGCCGTACTCAATTTCGTTGAGGAAGTCTTTCTCAGACTCTGTGTAGATAGTGTTTATTTCTTTTAACTGAATACTATACAAGTTATCCACAGTAGGATCAACATTAATTCTATACTTAAACAAGTCATCCATATTGTCAATAAGTATCTTTAATTGTTCTTGTGAGAAGTCGTATGTTTGCCAATCGTCTTTAACATCTACTTCGTTCTGTGTAAAGCAAACAATTTCTCCTGCCTTTGTAAAATATATAACCCACGGCTTTTCTTTGTGAGTCTGAACAAGTTTATCAATTCCACCTGCTTTCTCTTTTTCTGCAAGGAATCTCTTTTTTCTTTCTAGTGCGGCGTCCGATACAATATTCTCTTGTTGTACTTTTTCTATCTCTGCCTTCTTTGTTGTTTTTTTAGCCGGCATACGAATCCTCCATTTGCTTTATCATTTTATCAGTTAACCATTCTTTTTCAACATAGTGAAACGGTAATTGCTGTTGAAAGTTTCCTATCTTAAAGTTCTTACAATCGTTATAGTATGTTGGTAAACTCTCAGTCCATGTTTCACTAAGTGCGGCACCTCTTACTTCTTGTATATGGCTTTTCATATGTATAAAAGTAGGAACCGAATCTATGTTTTCCCTTGTACATTCTTGTTCAATGTCTAGTAATTGTATAGCAAGTGCAAATGCAACATCGCCGCTCAACCAGTCTGGTTTACCTTTGGGCATGTATCTATGGAAGAATCTTTGCCAATGTTGAAATATAATCTCAGTCATTGCAAACAGTTCACTTGCTAGATCGCTTTGTTTAAAATAAAAGAATGCTGTATAAACATTAGGTAAATCATTTGCAACAAAATATTTTCTGTAGTAATCGCTGTTTACTACTTCGCCCCTATATGTTCTAACTTTTGTTGTTGCCCAAACATCACGTTGTGACATAATATCCCACCAATGACTTACATCTGTAGGAAATAGCATATCAGTATCAAGTATTACTGTCTCATCATACGGAGTCATGTAATAGTATTTCCACTTATTATTAATTTTCCATTCGTCGTTTTCGGCATCGTCTGCCCAAGGAATGTCTACTATGTTATCAAAAACTTTAGTATGTTTAGGTTTAATCATGTCTCTAGTAGCAGGGTCAACACATACTGTTAGACTGCTTACAGTCGTCTGTGTTGCTTTTAAATTCAGAGCTAATGCATACGCCTGCTTTAGATAATCAGTCGTGCTATTGTTCTGTGCTATAACTATATAACCTCTGCTCATTACTGCTTTTTCCTATTTTTCCATTGCTTATTTGCATGTCGTTGCATACTTCTTTCTAAGTGATAATCAAACCAACGACCGATCCATTGTCTAATCTTCCCCATGGTCTCCCCTAAAATATCTTTCTATAGCAAGTTTACAACTATAAAATGCTAAGTAGAATCCTGCTATAAATGTAGCAATTATAAATGTGAACAACCAGTTTATAGGGTCTGCTAACATCATAAACATATTAACATATATTGCGGCATCAGATTGATCAGATGCTGTGTTGTAGTATGGATTCTCGTCACTTTCCCATTTTGCGTCGGCATCTGCCTTCCACATTTCTGCTTCTTCTTCAGCCTCTTCGGCAATGAGAATTAGTTCTTCCCACTCCTCACCACCTACTTCGCCTGTGTATTCATATACAGATATACAGCCGTCTACTAAGCATTTTTCCTTAACTTCTTCGTATGTCACTCTGTAGGTTACAGCATTCACAACAAAGCCTACAACCAATGTGTAAACTATACCTGCGAGTATGTAATACCTAGTCTTCATCTAACTTTTTCCATTGTTCTTTAAACAAACAAAATCTACGATTACCTTCTTTGGTTTCGTAAACAAATTGCATTGCTAATAGTTGTACAACCTTGCCCTCAAACTTACCGTTAAGGGCACAGATATGTTCTATCATATCTCCTAGTTCTGGTGCCTTTGACTTACTCATCTACGGGTTCCAGTGTATCGTGGTTTGTGTTTATTTCCTTATCCATAATGTCTTCTTGCGTGATATTACACCAATTGCAAGGTTGGTCAGACTCTGTTGCTGTCGGTCCGCCAACAGCACAATCATGCATCCACATGTTCTATCTCTACTTCTTTTGCTATTTTCTTAGCAGGTCTTTTTGCAGTAATTAAGTGTTTTATCATTGTTTCGCTTATTCTATTTAGAGCCCACTTGTTCATTATATGTAAGTCAACTCCTTTCCATCTTGCAAGAATAAAGTCTCCTGGACTTCTAACTTTCTCTAGATACAGTAATAAATCATTGTCGCTGATGGCTTCCTCGACATCGTCTGTATCAAACGTTTTATATAATTTGTGAGGTAGTTGGGGTACACCTTTGTCTTGATAGCCACTTATCATGTGTGCCGCAATACTAAAACTATAATCGTTTCTGTATAACGTGCCATACCATCTGTACAAGTCACCGTAGTATTCTTTGTTATTTTTAACATGTTTAACAAAGTTAAAAAACGTTTCTGCGTATGAGGACTTTTTAAAGTAAACTACTGTAGCCCAATACATTGTTATACCAGTAGGGCCTAGTCTATCTAATGCAGGAAACTTTCTATCATTAAGTATATCCTGGAACTCCCAATTCATCATAAGTTCGTTGTTATGACCCCATACTTGATTAAGAGAATCGCTTTGTATAATATAATCAACGTCTATAAGCAACGTTTCGTCGTACGGTGATATATCGTATGCATCACAACGATTAACGTTGTAAAACTGTAATTGCTTTGCTGTGTGACTGGTGTCTTTGTATGTTCTAACATTACTCTGTTTAAACTTTATGTCTTTTTCTACTACAACGGTATTCTTAAATGCTTGTTGCATTTTTCTAATACCAATTGTTTTTTTACCGTGTTCGAGGCTATGAGGATCAGTAACTACAGTAATCTGTGTTCTATCTAAGCCCATATGCTTTTGTATTAGCAGGCTGTTAACGTATGCTAACTTTATGTAGTCTATCTCTGTATTGTTGTGGGCAAACATTATTACCCCACGACTGCTATTCGCCACTATCACTTCCTGGATTATTTAAGTCTAATACAGAAGATACTTTCCTTGCTTTTCTTATGTTTTCATACTCTACATAATAGTCATTGGTTACTTCAAAATATCTACTCATTATTTCACCGTAAAAGTTTTGTAAGTCTATTGCAATAGGATGATTGTAAATATCTAATAGTATAGCATCAGTGTGCTTATCGTCAATTAAAACTTTGACAAAAGTAATAAGTTCTCGATCAATAGTAAATGTACCACCATTAATACTATAACTTAGCAAACTTTCTGTTTTTGCTTTTAATACTTCTTTTTGGTTGTTTAGTGTCTGTCTGTAGTTAGAAAACTCTAATGCTGTCTGTAGTTTAGCCGCCATATATGATCCTGTATGTATATAGTACTATTTATAAGTCACAAAAAAAGCCAGTATTTATAACTGGCCTCTAATGCGTTATGAAAACTTACTTAGGTAATTTACCGTAAGGGTTTACATATTTCTTTGCTTCAGGTGTATCTTTAGCCGCTCTTACTAACCAGTAAAAAACAATAAAGTTTAATCCTGGAACAAATAATCCGATAATCCACCATGCACTATGACCTCTGTCATGTAGCCTTCTGGCTGTTACAGCCAAACTTGCTGGAAGTGTTCCTAATAAAAAGATTGCTCCAAGGATACCTGTGTTAGGTGATCCAAAAGGGTCAATCCAATTCCAGAATGTAAAACCAATTAAGTTGTCTATACCCATAAGCACAAACATTATAATTGATGCATACAAACTAAAGAACCAATACTCTGGTCTATTACTTCTTCCGCTGAAGTCTTTCCATCTATCCACTAAAACTGTTTTCAAGTTATTAGTAATGTGATTTAATATATTCATATATTTCCTTGCACAACTAAATGTGTTATACAGATATTATTTATAGCCATAAAAAAAGCCAGTTACTAGAACTGGCTTTTTAATAAGAATGTTTCTTATTATGAGCCTGTAATATTGCCCATGCTGTCTGTTGGTACTGCAAAACTAAACCCTGAACCACTTGCATCTGGTTGATGTCTTCTACAGTTAAGAGTTAGTGTACCTGTTGCCGCGGCGTCGATAACGTTATCTGTTGCGTCAACTAATGTTGTTTTTAATGTTACTACAGTTGGATTAGTTGTTGAATTTACCTTACCAAAAACTTTAATATAGTCATTTGAGTAAGGTGAACTTGCACCGTAGTATGACCAAAGTTCTGCATATGATGTTGTTAATTCATAGAAACCTTTGCCTTGACTAGTACCGGCACTTGCCGATATGTTATCATGTCCCATATAAAAATCGCCCATGCCACTCATTCTGTTTGCATGTGCTGTAAACTGATCACCTGATGAACCTGTATATGAACCTGAAACACCTAATCTACCACCACCATTAAAGAATGCTCTAGTAGAGGCTTCATTTGCAAATGTCCATGATGTTTCTTGGTTTAATGTGCCAGTCCATGAACTAGTAAAAGTTTTACTTGCATCTGTTGAGATAGTTCGTGAACTAGGTGAAAATCTGCCATTCCAACAATCTTGTACGTTTAACATCAAGTTAGTCCAAGTTGTTGCATTAATTGTTGTTGATGTTGTTACGTCAGTTCCAACATTTGCTCTAACAGTAATTCCTAAAAATGCACACATTGCCTGCACATCGTCCTGTAAGTCTTTAAAACCACCAGCACCTGTATCTTGAACTGTGCTACCGGCTGACGCGGCACTAACACCTGCACCACCTTGACCCCATCCGTATGTACTTGATGCAGTAAATGTTCCTGTTGTAACGTCTGCGGCATTGCCCATTAATGTATTAATGTTTGTTCTAGCATTATTGAAATCTGCATCATCGATAACGTCTCCTGCAACGACTCCTGTCATTGTAGTTCCGCCTGATACTGTATAACTTGATCCTGATGCCATTTGTTAACTCCTAATTTATACTACTATTTACCTATTTTACACCGATGACTGCTTCTATAACGCCATCGTCGCTATTTTGTTTGTTTTGTAATGCACGGCCTATAACTGCTCTAGCATCGTATGTATCGTTACCAATACTTCTTGCAACACCTGGAACATCACTTGATACCAGCCTGTCGCCTTTGCTTACTGGTCCAATTACCTTAACTGGTACACGACCTGTTAATGCAACTGGTAAACCCTCTGCATCTTTGTTCATCAAGTATGCAGGATTAGTTGAGATGACACCAAATACTTCAGTGTCGTTGTGTGATAGTGTCATTGTAATTTCTTCACTGCCGCCCAGTTTCACAACTGTGCCTGCTTCGTAGTCTGCATCTGCTGAATATATCTCAGCCAAATCCGCATAACGAGCCGTTACTGCTTCACCGTTAAATATGGTTGCTGTTAATGTTCCTGATGTTGGAACATAGGTATACCCTGTATCAGTTCTAACGTCTTCGTCACCTGTTGCCGCATCTGCAAATAATGGGTAATGTGTTGAAGTTGATGTATTAGTAGCAGTTAATGTTTGCTTAGTGCTAACGTCTGCTGTACCATCAAATACACTTGCTGTAAGTGTATTTGTGCTAGGTGTGTAATACAATCCAGTGTCAGTTTTGATTGCTTCGTAACCTGTTGCACCTGGACTAAATAATATAGAATGTTGTGATCCGGAACTATTTTCTGCTGTTAAATTAATCTGTTGTGCTTTTGTAGAGATACCAGTTAGTAAGCCTGATAAAGTAACATTATTAAAACTACTTGTTCCTGAACTTGTAACGTCACCTGTTAAATCACCTACTAACGCAGATGAAGTAATACTAGACATGCCAGTTAATGTTGTATTTAAAGTGATAGTTGCATCGTTACCAGACACCGCCGATGTTAAACCAGCACCTGTTTTAATTCCTAATGTTTCGGTATCTAAATTAATTGTTCCTGAACCAGAATCGCCTGATATAGTTAAGTCGTCATCTGATGCTGTTACTTGTGCATCAACGTATGCTTTAATAGATTCTGATGATGCTAATGTTGTAGCACTTGCTGTTGCCATTGAATCATCGTCAATAAAAGCAGTTACTGATAATGAGCCGTCACTTAACGTACCGAACGTTAATGTTCCCGATGCCGTAATTGCTGTGGTAGATAATGTATTTGTTTGAGGAACATATGAAAGACCTGCGTCATTCTCTAATTTATATTGTGTATCATCAGTAGAACCATTTACAAATGTAATAAATCTAGGATTGTTTAATGAACCCTGATTATCAATTAATATGTTTGATGCCGCACCAGTGATACTACTTGAACCTGCTAGTATTAATTGACCGTTACTGATAGTTAAGTCTGTTCCTGAACTTAATACTATATCACTGTTAAATGTGGTTGCACCCACAAACGATGTTGTACCGTTAACTGTAATAGAGTCTGCACTATCATCACCTAAGTTGACTGCGCCATTTAATGTGGTTGTTCCTGAAATGGTTGCACTTGTTAGTGTTGCTAAACTTGATACGGTCATTGATGTTGAATTTAGTGTAGCAATAGTGGCTGTACCATCTACTGTTAAACTTTGTGTATCAATTGCGTTACCAAATATAGTTTCTACTTTTTGTGCATCAGTACCTAACGTCTGTGTGTTAACACCATTAAGTGTTAGGTTACCATTGATTGTTGTATCACCACTTAATATAGAACCTGCTGTAACAACAATGTTTGCAAATGTGGCTGTACTTGTTGTACCTGTAACATCGCCTGTTACACCTATACTTCCGCCTACAGTTAAGTCGCCGGTTACAGCGGCCGCACCTGGAATATTTAATTGGGTATTAACTGTTAATGTATCAACATGTCCAGATGAAACTGGATTAGATGCATCACCAATTGATGTTGCATATAATGTTGAGAAGTTTGCTGTTTGAGACGCTTCGTATTCAGCACGTTGATTAGATCCAGGTAATATAACACCTGCTGATCTACCTGTTCTTGCTGATGCAATACCACCAGTACCTGTAAGTTCTGGATAGTAATCAATTGTTTCTGTACCAACTGCTGTTGCTGTTGGGTTTGCTATCGTAAACGAAGGATGATCAGAGAACAATGTCATTATTGTTTCTTTCTGCCCGTTTACTGTTGTTGTACCTGCGTTACCAGTTGAGCCTGATTTAGTATATACTAATGCTAATACTGGTAATGTCTTACCGTTGGAATCTTTTAAAAATAATGTTCTTAGTCTTGCACCATAATGTGCTGGTGAACCATTAGTTGCATCTGAGGAATAGTCTGTTGTTACTTCTCCTGGGTAGTTTGCTTCTACAAAGGCTGTGCCGTTGTGTATTTCTAATTTTTCTGTACCCAAGTTAAAGAATTGTGTACCTGAGCCTTCACCGTCTGTTGGTCTTGTGTTTCCTACTACAACGCCTGCACGTTTCCAGTTTGTGCCGTCCCATACTCTAAGTATATCTTCGCCTTTGTCAAACCATAGTTGACCTATCAGTTTAGTACCTGGAGTAGGTGCAGAAATACCAGCAAAATTTTCTAAATGCCTAATGGTATTTTGAGCAAAGTATTGTCCATAATTTGCTGTATTACGTCCTACTAATGCAAGTGAAAACTGACTAGTGTTTACCTGGTTGTCAGCAACGGAATAACTTAACGTACCGTCTGTATTTGTTATATCATATGACATTATAGTCTACTCTCATTAAAATTGTTTTTCATTATTGTTATTTATCATCTTTATTAACTACGCACATATTTATTATATACTACCTATGTTTATGCTACCTATATCGATCTTTATCTTGCTTATATCAACTGTTATGCCGGCTAACACGTTAGTTAAATCGGGTAATCCGTTCTTAGCAATGGAGTCTAGCACCTGCTGGCGTGCTTCTTCGTCAATTTCGGCAAGTTTTGCATTATATATATTTTGGTTAACTTCGTTAGTAACTGTTCCACCTGCGGCATAACTTGGAGTAGTAACATCAATTGATTCTTCATGTCTTTCTGTTGGCTTAATCCCACTATCAGTATATGGATTTACATATCCACAATCAACTGAATTACGTTCTATAATACGAGCATAATGACCGCCATTGCCGTCATGATAAGCCCCCCATTTTATATTATTCTTGCCACAATAATCTCTAATTAGACCGCCACGTGCCGGATGAACTTCCTCAACTATCTCTGGGTCAACGTCAACGCCGTAGATTTGTTGCTCCCCTTCAAAATTATTCACTACCTGAACTCCAATTTGTCTTGAAGGTATTGCGTGTACAAATACGGACAAATTAAGTACCCCTCCGGTCCTTGTTTCTTTTGAAACTGTATTTTTAAAAATGTATGTAAATGTGCAACTACCATGGCCTATAATACTTTGAGCCGCTACTCCTCTAACGTTCAATGTTGCACTACTCTGACTAAATTGCTGTGTAAAGGCAAAGTAGCCACTAGGTTTTATGTTAATTATCTGATCTTCTTGGAAGATGGCTTTTGCTATAGGCCCAGCCTCCGAAATTACTGGAATCCAGTCACCTTCTAATGGCGCCGGTGTTGCGTAAGTACCTGTTTGCCCGGATGAGGAAGACCATGTACTATCTTTATTAAGTGTAATACTAACACCTCCTAATCCATACCATGGTTCGTTGAGTGTATCTCTCGTTATCTTGTTATGTACTATCGGAGCCAATCCAGATGAAGACGGTAATGTCACTGGTTGTGCTGTTGTGTTTTTAATTTTTAGTTTTGCACCACTTTGAGTATATAACTGGCCATTCCTATAAACCTTAATTTGTCCACCTGTTACATCTTCGTAGTGGTCTGTTCTTACTACCGTATCAACTGTGAATGTGCCGTGATAATTACCAGTATAATAATTGCCTGCATAAGGAGTTGAAAACGAACCGCTAGTGTTAACCACTGACGCGGCTGGGAATGTAGTTGTCCATGTATAATCCTCTTCTTGAAAGTTTACACCTTTTAATGTGTAAGTAAACGAACTGCCTTCATTTACTGAGTTGACACCATTCATGCCATATCCATCCAATAGTGTAGGTGCACCGGAATTAGTTAATGTAACAGTATCACTTACCCTAGTAGTATCGTCCCAGTCGTTGCCCTTAGGTGTAGCATATAATGTTAATGTTCTGTTATCGCCGTGATTCCTTGCCTTTGACGTGAACTTAAATGTCATTGAGTTAGCAGTTATTTTCTGCACCTTCCATGTTTTGAGATTAATTCCAAAGTTTTCACTAGCGGCAAGTGTTATCTCTTCTCCTATAGCATGTTGTGTAGATAATGTTGCTGTTGCTATTCCGCCATCCTCTGATATAGAATCTTCATTAATTGTCCAACCTAATAATGTTGGTACGGCATTATCAACTGTTTTACTTCCAATTGTGGCTGTGTGAATGGCTTCATCTGTTGCTGTAATGACATAACCTGTTGTTCCGTCTGGTTTTGTAAATGTATTACTTACAGATGATATTAATTTGAAACGATACTCGCCCGGAACAGTATATTTGATAGGAGCTCTTACCCAATAGCCAAACTCTTTAGGACTTCTAGTAGGATCGTGACTCTGATGAAACGGGCCATATGGTCCAACACCATTAGCGGTAGAAGCCACAAATGCGCCGCCATTGTATGACACATAACTTACATGTGATTCCGATCTATCTGTTTTTATATAGCCTGGTGATTCACCTTCACTAAATGTATAATTGAATCCTACACCTAGTGCCGGATATGACGTTGCTGAACCATCTGTGTAAGTTATAATTGTTCCTGATGTATTAGTGCCTGGCATATTAACTGTTGCTTTTACTACTGGTTCACCTGCTTCTTGAATAGAAATCTTATATGGGTCAAATGTTGTAATTGCCGAACCTGCCACTTCGTCGGTCTCAATATTATATGTGAATACTTCTGCCCTAGCAACAAATGTTCTTGTCCCTGTGGTGTCTTTTGGTATTTTTAACACTGAACGAAATACATATTCGGGTTGCTTAGGACTCCTGCCGAATCCCATAAATTCAAAACTAAACCTCCAAGACGTAGGGAGAGCCATAGTTTGGGTAACGTTACTTGTTATTTCTGTAAATGCGCCACCTGTTGTTTCGTACCATTTTATTACTGTACTTTGTGGTCTTTGTTCTGGTCTAAAAGATAATACTGGTTGAGGCTCACTACTTTTCTTTGCTTTTAATACAACTGATAGTGTAATATCTGCACCGTCGCCCTTAAAGTAATCACCACTACCTCTTTGACTGGTTAACTCAACTAGTGGAAGTATTACATCTGCGTCTGGAAGTTTATCAAGGTTGTCAAATGCTCCAAAATTAATAGGCCTATCTGGTGTAAATATTTTTGATGTATTTCTTTTTGTATCTAAATAAAATTCATCATAGTAAGCACTAATATTATTGCCTTTGCTTAAAAATGAATTTATTTCTGAAAGAGAAATTCCGCTAGTTTTACTTATTGGCATTGGATGATGACTCCTGCCTTAACTCAGCCACCTCCGCCTGCAGTTCTTTGATTGCTTGAACAAGTAAACTAACTGTGTTACCATATGCAACACTTAACATGCCATCTTCGTTTTCGTGAACTGCTTCTGGTAATACTTTTTGTAAATCTTGTGCAATTAGTCCTGCTTGACGTTTTTCTTGGCCTATGGTATTAAAAGTTACACCATTAATTGATTGAAGTTTTTCTAGTGCATTATCAATAGGTTCTATATTTTCTTTTAATCTACGATCAGAGAATGCTGTGATGTCACCCGTTGCACTTATAGTACCACCCGTTCCAAATGATACTGATCCACTACCTCCAGTGAATACCAATGTGCCGGTGTAGGCTACATCTGCCGCTCCCATACTAATACCACCTGTTGCAGTAATGGCAGTTGTAAATGTTTTTGCACCACCAATTGATTGCGTACCTGCTTTGGTGACAAAGTCTGTGGTGTCTGGATCACTTAATACACCTGTGTTAGAAATTTCTCCACTGGCATTAATACTAATGCCAACTCCTGGAGTAAACAATGCTCTGATATCACTATTTGCAACTTCTATGTCATTTGCATTTGCTGTAATACCGTAGCCACCTGCAACATTTAATGTTCTGCTAGATGCTATTGTTCCACCACCTGTTAAACCTGTACCTGCTGTTATAGATACAGCACTATGATCTATATGTTCGTTTGACACAAAGCCTGATAAGTTATCATGTGAAATATTACTGTCGTCTGTAGATATTTGACCACTTGATATGCTAATACCTGTTCCAGCACTAAACTGATCTCTAATGTCGGTTGTGCTAGGTCCTGCGTAAGTTATTGCACCACCTGATTCTGATAAACTGCCTAAGCCTCCACTATCAATAACACTAATTGCCGCCTGTGCTCTTGCATTAGTGTAGTATAAGTTTGATGTTCCCTCTGGCAAGTTATCAGATGTGAAACTGCTTATGTCAACTTGAATAGTGTCGTCTAGTACTGTTACGCCTGGACCGGCTCCAATATCAATAGCGAATGTAGTTTCTGATACTCCATTTACTACTGCTGTTGTATTAGAACTTACTGTACCACCTCTTGCAAATATATTTGTAATGGAACTTACAGGGTCTCTCCAAAATAAAGCACCTGACCCATCTGTGAATAATTGTTGTCCACTTGCTCCGTCTGAAGCAGGGAATACTTGTGTACCTAGTTTAAATGCTGAAGTATCCAATCCAGAAAAGAAACCAGTTCCTGCTCTAGCACTTGTTGTACCTAAATTGTTTGCCCCTGCAAATGTTACTGCCCCTGCAATGTTTACACTTGTAAGGTAAGCATTTGTAAATGGTGTTCCGGATGCACCCAATGATGCTGTACCAGATGCTAAAATATTTGTCGATGTTAAACTAGTAACGTGTCCTTCTGCAAATCTCTTACTGCTTGTTCCTAAGTCAATTACGTTATCGGTGTTAGGAATAGAATCTGATGCATTATGGAATACCGCACTTGCTGATATGTTAGATGAGTCTGAACCAAAACTACCTGTGTTTAAACTGTATGCAGAATCACTTCTAAATGCTCTGCTAGAATTTTTAATTAATGAGTCGTTGTCTGCTCTTAAGTTTAAGCCTGGCTTAATAGTTGCACCAATGCCACCAGTTGCTGTTAATTGCGTATAGTAATTTACTGCTTCACCTTCTGTTGAACTTGTGATATCACCTGCAGTAAACTCTGCGTGTCCGCTAAAGATTGCAACTATCTGTTCTTCGTTTGTGAAGCCTGGAGCGGCACCTGAACTGTTTGTTGTTACTATTGCTGTAACGGCTCTTGGTACTGATGAAGAGTCTTCTAAGAAAATATTTCTTAGTCTTGTTCCGTATCGTGTAGGAGACGAAACTGCTGTTTCACCTGAGAAACTTGTGTTAGTTTCACCTGCTAAACCTATAACTTTATAACCTGTTCCATCGTTAATATAAAATTTAGAATTTGTTTGATCGTAATAACTTGTAGATGTTGCGTTTTCACCACTTGGCACACCAGACGCACTTATCAATGGCGTCATTGGAACCCAGTTGCCGCCGACACTATCGTATATTCTAAGTACTTTTTTAGATGTATCGTACCATACTTGACCGTTAGTTTGTTTTGTAGGTGCTGTATTATTAGCAAAGTTATTAAGTAAATCTATAAATGATTTTGCAATAGGTTCACCGTAATTAGTATAATTTCTACCTACTAATTCAATTGAAAAGTCTTGGTTGAGGGCACCATCTGGAATAGTAATGGCTTGTCCTGCTCTGTTGTCTATAATATATGGCACAGTTTATCCTCTTAACTTAATTGTATTCTAATTGTGTAGATAACTTCTATTACCCTGTTTTTGCTTTTTTGTACTGGGTGAAATATTACATGTGTAAGCATAGTACTAGAATCGATACCGTTTGCCCATCCATCATAACTATCTGCTGTTGGCTTAGAAAATAATGCTAGTTCATCAAAAACATAGTTTCCTTCATTGGATACACTACTATCGAATGCATCAGCATCGTTTGGTTCACTGTATCCTAGTGTACATGTAATCTTTAAATCTGTATAACTTACACCTGGGATAACTTCGATTTTATTAGTTGCTCGTTCACTTGATGGATTTTCTGCATCAGTACTAACTGGCTTAGCAAAAGTTCTACTATATAAGTTTGCACCTGATTCATACCCTTCTGTTACCCTCGGTGTTTTATAAACTACTTTACCAGCGGTATCGACACTTGTTGCACCATTACCGAACGCCATGTAGTGAATAAATGCATCGTCTTGATTAGTCAATGCTTGAGCAACAATGTACGCCATGTTACCGTAATGAATTGCGTTTCTTTTGTTTACCAGTTCTTCTTTAGTCTCTGCATCTCTTATTAAGATGTGTCCGCTAACATTTAGTCCCATATTATCATCAGGTTTTGTTTCTGGTTTTTTCGTTTCTTTTAATTTATCCTTGCTCATACCTTTATTTATCACTTTATTAAAGCACCTTTTAATTTTAAAGTTTATGTAAAAACTTCATAATACTGTTTATGTTTGCCAAGTCTGCGTTTCCTCTATCTGCTAAACTCAATGCTGACTGGCCTGTTACACTTGCTGAATCAAAGTCATCATCGTCGCTTTGTGCTCCGTACACAAAGTTTCTCAATGTTGCTGTTCCATTTTCTACAAATAATGTATTATCTAATGTGTCTTGGTTACTTGCTGTTATTGTCCACACACCGCTATTATTTGCTGATATTTCTACTACTTCAAATAAACTAACATTAGCATTAGCAAATACTCTAACACCTTCACCTATAACAACATTAGCATATCCTGTACCTATCGCTGTTAGTGTTGCTGTTGTTGAAGTTACATTAGTGATTGTTACACCAACATCTGCTGTTGCAATGTTTGCCGCTTCTATTTCGTCCCACTCGTCGTTGTCCCACGATTGCGGAGTTCCATATCTTGTACCGGTATCTAACCATACATTACTTGAAGGATTCAAATGATTGAAATGTTCGTTCTGTTCTGCACTATATACTGCTGTATCAACTGCGTGGTCTTGTGGTGATGTTCCGAATGCACCTCTTGTCAAAGCACTCAATACTTTACCACTTCTTCTACCGTATTGTATTCTTTCATCTCCGACCCATATACTACCAGGTACTATTGATGTTGGGTTTGGTAAGAAACTTGCATCGTCTACTGTGATTGATGTTGATGATAGTGTCATTTTCTTAGTAATTTTTGTAGTTGCCTCTCCGCTTATACGCAAGTAGTCTACATCACCAAATAAACTATGATGCATTCTGTATGTGACTTCTCTTGCATTAGGAGACACTTTTGTTGTCAGTCTTTCTTGGACTACTGTTAAAGCAGTATCAAATGAACCTGCTTGTCCTAAGCCAGTTGCTGAATCCCAACCATCTACATTATCAACTGCAAAGAAGTTATCAGCATCATCTGGGTCAACACCAGCAGTTGAAGTAATAACTAAATTATTTAACTGATAAGCAAAGTCTTGTCCTCTAAACGTAACAGTTGTTCCACTTGCAATATCACTTGTCAAGTGACTGTTTAATGTTACTGTAGTACCATTAATACTTGCAACTTCGCTTATGTCAATATTATTAACTGTAACTATTTGTCCAACTAATACATTTGCAACACTTGTTAGTGAAAGTGTATTAGAGTCCACTAATGCCTCTGCACTTGTTTGTTCAGTTAATGTTTCTGTTAATGCTAAATTAATTTCTGTGTACCCAGCACCACCATTTGAAACTGTTATAGCAGTTATACTACCTTGTGCGTTGGCACTTGCTGTTGCTACTGCTGTTGTTGTAGGGTTGTTACCATATGCATCTGTTATTGTTACAGTTGGTGATTTATAACCAATACCTGCATTAATAATTGCAACACTTGTATTATCTTCAGTTAATGATGCTGTTGAATGGAACAACGATGCATTACCAGTATCTAAGTCATCAAATACACTAACGTTTCCTGCTTCTCCTCTTGAGAAGTCTGAAGTTGTAACTGTAAATATTACACTTTCTAAAGGATCAAGCAATGCAAGTTCTTCAGGTCTTTCTTCACCGTATGCTACTCTCTGGAATGTTACTCCGTCAAATCCATCATATGAATCACCACTTCTTCTAAGTGTTACAGGGTTTGCGTTTGAATCAAATACACCCTCATAGTTAACAACTTGTTTCACATCGTCCCATTTGGTGTCGCCTATGCCGTATGTTGTTACTGGTCCATAATTTGTTAAGTCTCTGCTGTCTGTAAATACAGTATCGTCGTTATCTGTATTTTCGTCAAACAAGTCTGAGTCGAAACCAAAGTCTGATTGTATAGCACTCATGTAATCTGCTTGATCAACAATGCTTGAGAACTTAGTAGCATCTAAAGTTTCACCTCTAAAGTTGCCACCTACTTTTTCTTTAATAAGTGCTAATGTGTTTTTAAGTTGTCCACTAGTAACAAGTCCTGCCATTACAGTACCGTTGCCAACTATTTCTGTGTTTCTAGCGGCTGTTACATCATTGTAATATGTATTAACTTCTGCAATAAATTGTGCTTGTACTTCTGCATCAAACTTAAATAGTTTGTCTGCGGCTCTAACACTTGCATTTGCTGATACTTGTTGTTTTGTTTGTACAGACAAGTTAGCAATGTTATAACCTATACTAGATTCTAGAGATACATTTGCAACGTCCCATGCACTTTCTGTTAATAGATAGTTTGTTCTATCGAAACTAATTGTTGTATTTGCACGTCTAACAGGATCACTTGTTTGTAAGCCATCTTTGGTTGCTGTTACATAATCAATGTATTGTTTAGAGTTAGACATAATCCATGTATCTAATTCTACATTCTCATCTAGTATTCTAACAGTTCCTGATACTAAATCAACAAACGGTGGCTTATCGTAGTCACTTATATTGTTTTGTCCTATAACATCTATAGGAGCCTTCTTACCGTCTTTGTACTCTCTGACTTTTGCACTAAACGGTTTAACTTCGTTCATGTAGTCTAGAACTTTCTGGAAGTTGTCTGCTTTAAATCCATTTAAGTTTGTTAGATCGTTTTCTTCTTTCTCAATATATAAGTAAGAAGTTTTAAATGCCCAACTTAATTGTTTTTGCTCCATGTATGCATGTTTCATCATTTCAAAGAACAATTCGTTCCAATGTGATGTATTATTAAATACATTGTCTCGTAATGCAATAAGTATTAATCTTAATTCACTGCTCAATGTTGGATTGGTATTATCTGTATAAACTGTCTTAGGCAACTGAACTGTATCGTTTACAACACTTACTAATTTAAACTTCTTAGTAGGTGCATCGTACATCCAAAGTTGTGAAGTATCATTTTGATTACTCTTAACTTGTACTACAGTTCCGTCTTTAATATCTTTTAACCCACTAAGCTCAGATACACTTGTTACATTAAATACTGGCTTGATGGAATCGTTGAATCTAACTGACTCGTTTGTTACCGCATCTATTCTGCTTACTGCAAACCAGTCTGTGGTTGTTAAGTATGCTCTTGCAGTTGGTAATGTTTTATCCCATCCTGAGTATGCTGAATTAACTCTAATGTTGCTTAGAATTCTGTTTAGTACACTAACCATAATACGTCTTGCAGACTTAACATCATTGAACATAGTTTGTCTTGGTCTAAATTGAATACCATATTTCTCTACTTCGCTAAGTTTAGGATCAGGTACTGGTGATGCTTCTGCATTTTCTCCACACAAACTATCAATCAATTTATCACTTAGATGTTCTGGTACTGTACTGCTAGAATCTCCTTCTCTCATGAGTTTCCATGCAGTATGTGAAATACCTTCAGGATTCAAGTTTCTACTTAGATTAACTTGTAAATGAGATTCTTCTTCTTTGATATCTGAGATGTTATGTAACAGTATGCTCTTATCACTAGCAAAACTTATCATGTCTAAACCGTATCCTACTGGATCAGAAATATACCTTGCAATAGTCCTAGTGTCTAACTGTCTACCTTGAGATCTCTTTATTTTATTATCAAGTATAGTTCTGTTCATAATCCAATAGTAATAGTACATTACATATTCATTTGTTTTAGGATCTAATCTTCTTTCAGTTACAAACTTGTTAGACCAACGTGGTGTTCCGTTGCCAGACCAATTACTAGGTTTTGCTTTGCTTTCTATCCATTCGCAAACTGTGACTTGACTACCTGGGAACGCAGAACCCCAACGAGCATTTCTTTCTTGATCAGTTCCTTGCTCATACCAGTTATATCTTATTGTACTAGTGTCCCACCAAACTTTACCAACATTACTTCTGCCAAAGTTAGTTCTTGCATTGTTATAACTTACAGGATCGTGTTCGCTGATAAATGATATTTCATTCTGTATATAGCCTGGTAATATTCCTTTGAACGGGTCCCAAAAATCTAAATTAGATATCTTGTCACCAGTCTCTGGATTATAAACTAGTGCATTATTAATAAAGTGAACATCTACTAATGGTGTCTGCCATCTCTGTGGAACACCGTTTTCTAAATATGCCCAACCACCATCTACAAAGTCTGGCATACTATATACAGTATTAGTATAATCAGTAACACCTGCCTCGTTATCTATTATTGCTTGTCTTGTATTTGTATAACTATCAACCCATGCATTTGCTTCAGATGTTAATCCTGGTACTGCTGATGTATTTGTTGCTATGACACTGAGTTCGTCAATTGTGTTCCTTGCATTAAATCTTTTACTAGCAAATATATTAATTGGTGAATTCTGTGACTTAACACCTTTTAAAGTAACATTGCCACCAAACATATCTGAAATGCTATATGCAAATACTTCTCTGGTCACATCCATTGTGCCATCACCGAATATACTATTGTTATCGTTTAATCCAAATGCATTTGGGTTACCTGGACTTAATACATCAAATGGACCCATTTTGCCTTTTCCGTATTTGTCGAATGGATTAACTCTTAAAGGCGGCTGTATAACTTCAGCACATACTATTGTTAGTACACTTGCATTGTCGAGACTACCATCATCATAACTTGGGAATCTGGCTTTTAATTCTGTTGCTGTTAATAACCCTAAGTCATCGTTAGTATCATATAGTCGTTGTATGTCTGCTAATGCTTCGGCTTCAGTATATCTAGTGCCATCGTCTTTTTCTAGTTGTGCCGTTATACATAACATGCCATTATTATAATCACCGATTGGGAAACCTATTTTTTCTAATGTTCCTGGGTTAGGTGAATCAATTTTGAATCCATCGAATTGAGGTGATATTAACTTAAATTCGCCTATGTTACCTTTAGGATTGAATTCTGCTCTTGCCTCGTCTGGAAGATAACCTGCACCTCTTAGTCCATTATTAATGTTTCTTGCTAATGATTTAGGAGCAATAATCTGATCTACTTCATCTGGTAGTCCTAGTTGATCTTTTGCTGTACCTCGTTCCGTACAGTTAGGAATTTCTTGTGCTGTTAGGAAAACTCTAGCACCACTACCACCTGCTGTTTCATTAGGATTATATCTACCAAAGTTATATTTTTTAGGATCTGTTTCTACAATCTTTGTTTTTAAAATTAAGTTACCTAAATTAAATTGTAGTTTAGCCCAACCACTTGGATCATCTTTGTATTGTCCTGGGTCTGCACTTCTAAGGTCTATGCATATAAATGTTGTTGGATCATAAGCACCAGGTGTACCCGAGTAAGGTTGGAAGTGTGCGCCATCCCAAATAAATTCTGGGTATGCTTCAAAGTCAGGGTGTTTATATCCCTGTTCGTATCCTAAATTGTCTACTAATTTTGCTAATAATACATCTAATAGTTGTCTATCATTATCTGATAACTGTATTCCAGCGTTTTGTTTTGCAGATAATTCATTTAATTTTCTCTGCTCGTCAGCATCTAACCATTCGCCTGCAAATCGTTGTGATAAAGCCTCTGTTGATTTAAATGGTGTATACTGGTACTCTGGATGTTCTCCACCATATAATGCTAACTCTGGGTGACTTGGATCACCGTACCCTAATGTATTCTTTTGTTCGTTTAGTATTTGTCCAGGTTGCTCGGCTACTGGTATATCTGTATTAATTCTCATTGCACCCTGTAATGCATAGTCATATTCTAAAGGAATACCCATTGTGAGGTCTGTTGGGAATTCTTTATATAATCCTCTGTCAATAATTTTAATACCTGTGATGCCACCTGTGTCATTAACATCTGTAACAATAAATTTAGCAACTCTCAGCGGTCCGTCGTTTCTTCTATCAGTAGGGTCGCCTACTGCAATGCTAAGTTTTGCTTTATTTTTAGGTGTAAATGGATCTATAGTATCAACAAGATTACCATTAGCATTATAGTTTTCATACCATGGTGTCCTACCTGTAATAGTTATTGTTGCTCCAGCACCAAATAAATTTGTAACAAAGTTACTGTTTTTAAATGCTGAATTTTGAATAACAAAGTATGAGTTAGTTACTGTTTCAATACCGCCAGCAGTTTTCTTAGGTATATAATATAGTTTTTCTTGCGGATCTACAAAGTATAATGTTTGATCATCAGTTAATGTAACGGCTGTGTCTAATGTTACAGTTTTAGTACTTGTATTAACATTAGTTACATAACCAAGTATTGTCATAGTACCGGAATTGTTATAAGACACAACTTGTCCTGTTTTAATAAACAGTTGTCCACCAGCATCGTTTAGTGAGTCTAATACAAAAGTAGTAGAACTAGTTACAGCACCGTTTACTGATATATAATAATCGTCTAGTGTTGATCCAGGGTAGTATTTTAGTTTAACATAACTGTCTGGTCTAATATGATTTGTTGTTATAGGCAATGTAATTTTAACAGAGTCAGTCATTGAATCGTCGGATACAATGCTCACATCAGATGATGCAACTGTATATGATTGTTCGGCTCCCATTGCGTATGTACCAATTGCTCTAACAAATCTTTTGTTAATTACAACATCGTCTGAGTTTGTGCCATTAGCATTTGATACTGGAATTGATTCTGTTATAGCCGCTACTTGTCCTGCTGTTAATGTGATATTAGAAGTCCACCCTGCATTAACATCAATTATAGTAGGTAAAGGACTTGTATCATGAATTGTAAGTGTAGGCGGATTGTTTGGATCATATGCCGCCCCTTGGTTAATTACTACAACATTTGCGATACCGCCATTCTCGTCTAGTTCTGTTACTGTAGCCGCACCACCTACACCTGGTGTGGTTGTGCTTTCATTGAATATAACTGTTAGGTTTGCAGGATTTGTATATCCTGAACCTGCTGATTCTATACATACTTCTGAGTTAAGAGGTCCTAACAAACCTGATTCAGGTGTACCACCTATTAATCTCAATCTATCGCCTACTCTATAGTTACTACCGCCAGTACTCTTGTTTGTGGTTTCCATTGGTACTCTTGCAGGCAGTTCGTAAACATCTGGCAATCCAGAAGGTTGTCTAAAGAATTTTTCTAAGTTGCCATCTGGCTTACGTCTATAGTCATTTATACTTTCAGATAAACCAGGAATACCACCTGCACCACCACCGCCTATAGCAACTGTGGCATTACCTGAACCTGTTTTGTACAAGTCTGTGTTTGGTCCTATAAATGGAGCAATAAAACTTTCTGAGGTAGTTTTGCTTTGATCAAAACCTCTATTAACATGGAAGTCACCTACTTGTTTAAATGTTCCGCCACCGCAACCGTTACCAAAAGTCATTGGGTTTGAACTACAACTAATCAATGTTAGTGTATTAGTGTCTTCGTTTATTTCAGCACTTACACCCATGTTTGCACAATTAATTTGTGTCTTAATATCTATTCCTGATGTTCCACGTTTAACAATTCTTCTGCCGTTAACCAACAGCTCAGTTCCGTCTGTAATTCCGATTAGGTCATTTATGTCAATGTCAACTTCTGGAGTTGGTTGTCTGAGGTATACTTCTGCTGTAGGACCGCCATTATAAAAATTACCGTTATTATCTAGTTGTCTAGGAACTATTGATATAACTGGCATCTGGTTGTAGATGATATCGTTAACATCTGCTATTGCCAGTTCTTGTCTTTGCGTTGCCATAGTGTTCGAATCATTAGTACTAGCATTATTGACTGTTTCTGTACTGCCGCTGTCAGTTTGTGTATTAACATCTGGCTCGCTGTATGCAGGTCCAGTATATTCTGTTGTTGTATTATTATTTGTCTTGTTCCAATAATCCCCGGCACCCGAACTTGTAACATTGTTTATTGTTGTTCCACCAATTGTAACAGTACTGCCTATTTTTTTAGGAGTATACTTAACATACTTTGTTGTTTTGTTAATATCTTTATTATTTTCTAAATTCTTTGCCCACGGTTCGCTTGACGATTCCTCAGACTTTAACACATAAGTTTGTCTACTTACTGGAGTTAACTTTTTAGCAAAAGGTATAACTAATCCGCCACTTACTCTTTGTGCTTGTCCGCTTATTGCTACAGACTGGCTAAGATCGCCTTCGCTGAATGCGTAACTATTAGTATCTAGTAGTGGTGCTTTAACAGGTAGTTTCATACTATAAGGTAAGAAATTAAATCCTGTTAAGAATCGTTGCCCTGGTGTTGTTGTGTTAAAGACACTTCCTATATTTAGATTGATGTTCTCATAGATATCTGTACGAGGAATCCAAACTCTTTGACCATCTGGCAAAGTAATCCATTCTCCGTCTATTTGCCCATAGTTACCTACATATCCTGGTGCAACTCCTGGCGTATCAGAACTACCGCTAACTGATGTTGAACGGTCGCATTGTGAGCCTGATGCTCCTGGAGGACATGCAACACCTACGTCGTTCCATGCTTGGATTTGTGCGCCTGTGAATGCTGATGTTCTTTGATCAAATATGCCCTGTTGTCTTGCCAGTGCTTCATATCTTCTTGCTTGGGTGTCAGTAGCAAACTGTGAATATCTATTATACCATCCACCGCCTACTCCAGTGGCTCCTGTATTGCCTTCGCCATTTACACCATCGCTTGTATTAGTGTTTTGGTTATCATTACCACCATAATTTGATGAATTTGATGAACCTGTTGCAGGATTCTCTACATTGCATATTCTACCGGTGAATGTAAATCTGCCTGTCTTTACAGAACCATTTGTGTATTGATGATTTCCTTCATCAGCCTCTTGTTGTGTTAATGTAAAGTTTGAAACATTAGTTCTACATGTCCATGTTGCATCGTAGTAACCAGGACCTTTATTATTACCTGTTATAATTCTCATGAAGTAGTACTTGCCTGCTTCCATGTCTACATATCGTACACCAGGCTTGTTAGTCTTCACATTATCGTCAGTTGTTAACCAACCAGTTCTCAATAAGCAATTATCTCTGTGGTAGTTATATTTGTCTTGAGCTCTAAAACCATCTTCCTTAAAGTATTCGTGTCTGGTGTCACCATCTATTCCTGCTAAGTCGTCGACTCCTCTTCTAACTGGTTTGCCAGCGTATGTTGTATTTGTATATTCACTTGATATCCATACCCATATACCGTCATCACTGTAACCGTTTACCTGGTATCTACCAGTATATGGTGCTTTAAAGTAACCCTTAATCTCATCTGTTGAATAAGTATTTAAAGTTGTTTTATTCAATGAAAGTATAGTTCGTTGTGCTAACTCTTGGTTTTCTCTCCAGCCTGCAAATTTATTATCATTATGACATGTTGTCCACGAACCCCAGTTAGCATCTGCCATCTCTGTGTATGCATTTGAGTTATAAGGCTGAGGTAATTTTCCATACGGGAAATAAATATTATCTAAGTGACACTTACGTTGGCTTGTTTTGTTAGGATCAAATCTTTCTCTGCTAGATCTATGTTGTCCAAAGTAACCCCAACTGTTTCTGCCTCTCCATGATCTTCTCCTGGCTCCTTGAGCATAAGCAGTACTGTGGCCTTCTAAACATGGTGGTACTGGGGCACCTAACTCAGAGCCATCAACAACTGCACCATGGAAGTCTATTACTGCTTGCCATTGTAATTTAGTTCCTAAATCTGATCTTGTTATGCTGTCATCTGGTCTAAAGAACACAGTAACGTATTCTCCTAATGCACAATTAACCTGTGATCCAATAAATCCTATTCCTCGAACACCAATATCATTTACTAACCAACGTGTAGCATTGGCTCCTTCATCGGAATAACTAAGAGTGGTATCCTCTTCTATTGGTTCACTAAATGGGCCTGTTTGAGTATGTATATGATTGGCACTTACTCTATGTTCATTTGAGTTAATCGGCTTATTAGAACTACTATCAAAATCTTTTTCTAATAAGTTTCTATGATCGTCCTGACTGATTATCAAACTATCTACTACACTATCACGTTTCTTATTATCAGCACCAATAGAATTCGCACCGTATTGTGCAACCTGATCACCTCTTGTTCCTATTGGTTGACCAGATACTAACGTACTCTCAACAACTCTAGCATTTGCCCACCAGTCTATTTCTTTTTGTGGTCTATTATTAGAACTACTTGATCTAACCCAATTTCCAATTAGGTCTGCTTTTCCGCCAAGTTCACTAAAGTACGGTTCACTATTTTGTACTACTACTATACCTAAGTGTTTTAAATCTCCTTCTAAGGAATCAAAGAATACTCTCAATGGATGTGAACCTGAAACTTTAACATTCACAAATTGCCAGTTTGCATTATCGTATGTATCTGCAAATGTACCTGAGCTTAATCCTCTGGAGTAATCGAATGACATGTTGTCATTATATGTTACTTCTCCACTTTGATCTAACCCTACTTCGATTGCTTCTTCTTCTGTTACTGTAACATCATTGCCTCGTAACTGAGCACTATAGTTATCTATAGCAAGATATTCGTGTATATTAGGAACGTCATCACATGCTCTAGTATCCTCGTCTGGTGGAGTTAATAGAGGTAATGTTGCACACGGTCCTGGCAATCCGTTAAAGAAATCCCCGTTTAGAATAGGTCCAAGTTGTGTTGCTGGTACTGTATGTGCAACTTTTTTATCTGGTGCTAATTGTCCTGTATTAGTTATTGCAACTGAATCTTCTGCTGTTTCGCCGTCACCTAACCCTAGAACAATAGTTACTTCTGGGTCGTCACTGTCAGTGGCGCCACCTACGGTAGGCACAGGATTAAAGTAATCAAATATGTTATCTTCGTTTATTTGTTCTGGTAAACTATCTGAAACTAGATTGTTCCATCCTCTTCCTGCCCAACCTGTATCAGGTATTAATCTTTGTGTAAATGCATTTGCAGGTAACTCTGTAAGTCTAATATATTTTACCCTTACTACTGTTCCAGTATAATTACTGTAAGTTGGAGTTGGTTGACCGTTTGCAGATGTTGTGTTATAATCAACTCCTGTTAACTGATCTTCGTATATGAATTCTTCTGTCCAGAAACAAGCAACAAATACTTCTTCTGGTCTAAGGCCTGTGTTTCCTGTATCCTCATCAGTTGAAGGAACATAAGTTGGTTGTGTTACTACACCGTCTAGTCCCAGAATGTCTGCTTCTGCATGAGAAATAATATTACCTTCTGCATCTGTGAATGTTTCTACTGGATGATTTACTGCAATAGGCGACACAGTAAATTTCTTACTGTACATAAACCTAGGCATTACGCCATTGTATGCTGTTCTACCTTCTTGATAGTATGATGCAATATCTGGATAGTCTGCTGGCAAATGTGTGTCATTGAGACTGTAATATCCTCTGCCATATCCAAAGTGTGTATCGTTACCGTTAACTCCTGGTAAGAAGCCAGGCCCTTCAGCATTTGGTCTCCATTGTCTTGGACCTAGTCCAGGTGTCCACATAAGATAATTATTAAATCCAGTACTGTTAACTACAACATTATTTCCTTCTATACTTAGTTCTGGTATGCTTTGTAAATTTGCTATTGCATCTGAACTATTGCCGCCACTTACAGCAAAAGGCTCTTCGACAAATTGTAATCCAACAAAAGTCGCTGGTTCAACTGGTGGCAATGAAACTACATTAAGTGTGCTTTCAAGTCTTATAGGATCATTTGCATTTGTAATTCTTAAATTTGCATCGACTGTAGGAATAATCTCATTTACATAGTAGTATTCTGTTTTTTTATAGTTACCAAAACTGCTGTATTCATTTACTGTTGCATTGTAATCTATTTCTGCATTTACTAGTTCTGGATTTACTTTGTCTAATAATATATAATACACAGGACCGTTTGCACTACCGGCACCGTCGTTTTGAACTAGTTGATAAACTTCGAATATGTTTTCACTGCTAGGATGCAGTCTAAACATTGGAAGTGTAACAGTACTTGAATCAGCCAACGTCTTAGTTTGTGTTGCTTCCATGTTGTATACTGTACGTTTGACACCTGGCGCACTACCTACTGTTGTTGCAGTTCCAGGAATTAGTTTTGGTATCAAGTGGTCAATACTTGCTTCATAATCATCTGCAAAGAATGTTTCAGGATCGTTAGATGTCTTATTACCTACAACTTCTGTCCAACGTGCTGGTTCAAATACCATGTTATTACTAAATGTAATATCTGCTGTTGCTTTGTATACTTTACCATCCTTAGAAACAACTGTATCTTTTATATAAGCAATGTTTTCTAAAGGATTATCGCTGATTGTGAACGAAACAGACGGTTGCCATGGTCCATATATTGTAGCACCAGAAGGAACTGTTACATGATTACTAGGCATTGGTCTTGGTGTTTCTTCCCTATTAGGTTCTGTTCCACCTTCTAAATTTGTGTATGGTATATATTTTGATCTTGTAGGATTCCAAACATAATATATATTTGTATCCTGGTCAGTATATGTTAAGCCAAATACAGGACCGCGGTTATCAGGTCCTTTATTAAAGTTATAATCTATGTCTTCTTCGCCGGTTGCTTGGTACTCTATTTCTCTTTCAACCGTTAGTTCACCGTTACTTAATTTAGCAATAAGTTCTGGATCATGAACGTAAGGATTATAGTTAGCCAATGCCCCTGCTTTTTTACCGTCATACAGTGGTGTATTAGGATCATTGAGCATAGCAAAGCCTATTTCGATACCTGACTGATTTGCTTTAACATGCTCTCTTTTCAGTTTCATGTGTCTGTTTATAGAACTTTCTACTGCACTTGCACTATTAATATTATCAATTTTAATTTGGCTTCCGTTAATAGTAACTGTGTCAAAATCACCTGTTGTAACAAGAGGGTATCTGTTCATGTCTCTGCTACGTTGTCTTACTACTGCTATTTCAACTGGAGGATATACTGCACTCGATGTTACTGCTGGAAGTGCCGCAGGTTGTATATAAACTTTATTTCCTGATGTTGTTACATGCTGTGGTGGAACTATCTGACCGTTTCCGGTGTATGTTAATAATGACTCGCTTAGTTTTAAATCATCAGTAACGTTAATAATGTTTGTTGCAGTAGATTGGTTTGACCCATTGTATGCTGTTTGTCCAGTTACCGTTCCAACTTTGTGTTCATAATATGTTGAAGTACCTGTTGCTGGTGCCCATCTACCACTTATGAAAATACTTTCAGGTGTAACGTGATCAATTATATACTTTCTATTATAACTCTTAGGATCTGCAAAGTGAACAGAAATTGTTTTATCTGATGCCGCATATATTGGTGATATGCCGTGAGCACCGATTGTTTTTATTTCTATGCCTTCTCCGTATACAGAACCAGAACTGAATCCTGGAATATATGGAGCCTTAATTACAATATTGTTTTCGTCAACTATAAGATCAATTTTGTAAGCACCACTAAAAGTATTTGTAAATACTCTAATAACATCACCAACTCTCATTGAGTGATTAGTTACTGTTAGTTTAGTTTTGTTTAAGTGCTTTATTGTTACATTAGTTGAATAACCGATTGTTGCACCTGCAGTAATGTCTTGGAACTCAAATCTTCTAAATCCAGTGTTTGCCGCTACAAAGAAGTTTGCACCACTTGGAGTATATGTTGTTGTAACTTTAGATTCGTATCCAATATTTTCTAAATTGGTTAATACATTTGCAACTGCAAATGATGAATGTTTGAGTACAAATGTTCCTGTAGTATTATTATAACTTTTTAGTTTGAACGGCTCATCTTTTACAGACAGTATAGCATCGAGTGTTGCTTGTTCTGGTTCCGTTCTAGATGTGTCAAACTCTAATGAGTCTTTAATCCCTGCAAGGAATTTAATTTTTACTTTTGTTGCATCGTTACCTGCCGCCGCAAATAGTTTTGCTATAGGAGTTGTTGCTACAGTAGTTTTTGTTGCTGTTGCTGTTGCACTAGAACCGCCACCACCTGCTATTGCTACTGTTGGACTTACTGAGCTGTATCCAGAACCACCGTTAATGATAACAATGTTATCCACGGATGCATTTAGTGTTGCTGTTAGTAATGCTCTATCAGTGCTGTCACCTAAAACTGTTATTGTAGGAGCCGCCGTATAGCCACTACCTACATTAGTTACTGTAATTGCAGTAATTTCTCCGTCTGAGCCTAGTGTGGCTGTTGCTGTTGCTACGTTTGATAATCCTGTTGTTGCATCTACATTTTCTGGTGGACTAAACACTATTGAGATATTATCTGCGGAATACCCTGCACCTGCGTTACCGATAGTTACTGAATTAGTAATAGGTCCACTAATTTCTGCTACTGCTGTTGCATTATCACCGCCTGCACTATTTGTTATAGAAACAGTTGGTCTTGCTGTGTAGCCACTACCGCCATTGGTTATTGCAATGCTTTCAACCCTAATAGGATCTACAGTTATTTCGTCAGTGTTTGTCGGACCGGATATTGTTGCTGGATTTCTAGTAACAACACCTACACCGTCCACTAATTCAAAAGCATCAAGTTCTTGTAGGTCGCTTAAATTACCTGTTGCCACAACTGTGTCGCTGTCGTTCTTAGGTGTTAAAGTAATGCCAGTAATTGCTTTACCAAAATGTGGAGCAACTGCTGAAATTGTTTTGTTTACTCTTGGACCTATGCTCTTTATACGAGCTTGTATCATTTGTGGTGCTTCAAAATCCTTAATCTTAGATTCTTTTCTAGCAACAACTTCTTCGTTTGTCCATACAACAACATTATTATTAACGTTAGGATTGTCTAAGGACAACACATAGTCTAAGTATCTTCCGGTGTTTGGTTGACCAATTTCGTTTGTGTCGAGATAATTAAATAAACTGAAGTTAGTGATAAGATTCACTTTGCCTGAGTCTTGACGTTCTAAGTAATGTACTGATGCATCTGTTTTTGTTAACTTATATACGTTCCAGTCTGCATTCTCGCTCTTAGCAACATGAATCAAGTCATTTGTTGTAGGTGTAAGTAGTAAATCATCTCCATACAAGTCTGGAATACTTGCAACATCAAATGCTTGGAAAGTAACATTACTGCTATTTACATAACCAGCATTTCTTACAGTTGCATATTTGTTATCGTATATACCTGTAGAATTTACTAACTTAGTTACAGGCCATAAATTGTTTTCTTTAACACCTGTTGGCTTTTTAATAAATCTTGTTGCGTCATCAATATCAATTAAAATTGTGTTGTCGCTTTTATCATCTTCGGTTATCAGATAGTTTCGTTTGGTGCCCATTCTCACAGCAATACCGTCTTGTGCTGTTACTCTAATATTTAATTTTGCACCAGATATATCTGATTTCAGCGATGCATCAAGTTGTACTGTAGGGTCTTCAATGACTTTAATTACTGAGCCAGTTGGTATAACTTTTACTAACTGCTGTTGCTTGCCTGCCGCCTGTGTTTGCGTAGGAGGATTTTTAATTGTTGTTTTAACACTATCAGGAAGTCTCGATACATCTGGGAATGTAATACTTGCACCGTTGGCGGCAATAGTAAACATTGTGCCGTTTACAGTGATATATTCTTGATCCGCTGTACCTGAATTGTTGTCGTGGTCGCCAAACGATATAGAATTTTTTGAGTTACTTATTAGTACATCACCAATGTATAACTCTATGAATTTGTAGTCACCGTCTGTGTCTACTTCTAAGTTGTTTAGATCAATTGGCGTTGATAGTGTAATTGTAAAACTATTGTTTTGCTCAGGAAATAGTATTTCGCCTTCTGCTCTAGTTGCCGTTGTGTTTAAACTAGGATAAGTTACTGTTGTAGTTGATGTGTTTACACTTCCAGCATCGTAAGTAAATAATGAGTTAGCAATAGCAGTATCATTAATAGATACTTCTACATCATCTATTGTTGTTTGACTTGTTGAGCCAGCCATTGCACTTGAAACTGCATATCTTTGTGTAGGTTGATAATGTACATTACTTGTGGCATGACCAAAGTTTGCACCACTTTGTAAATAAAAGTCGTTACCTACAAATTGTGCTGTATATTTTGTTACAGTTGTACTACCGCTTATTACTTCAGACGGTATTAAATTAAGTTGCACGTTTGCATTAATTGATACGTTATCGTTAACAGCCGCTAATACGTTTGCTGTAGTAATAGCACTACCACCGTTTGTAACATTTACTGTAACAGCGGCATTTGAAGAAATGCCATCAGCAATAATAATACTTGCACTTGTTTGAGTAAAGTCAAAGTAATTACTTGTAGTTGCAACAACCTTAGGTATTGTGCTTGTTCCTGAACTAATTAAAATGTCACTTGCTAATACTCTAGCAGTAGGTATCTCTCCGTACCCACTACCTGAATTAGTTACTGTTATTTTTTGTAACTTGTTAGTATCACTATCAAGGAATGCTGTTGCTGTTGCTTGAACACCGCCTACTGGTGGTTGTGATATCTCTATTGTAGGGACAGAATTATAGGCATAGTTAGGATCAATAATATCAATCCTGCTTACTATGTTTGTTACATCTTCTGGAAAATCTAATGTTATAAGTTGTGGATCTTGTTTTATATCAGACTTAATTAATTTAAGTTCGATACTCTGGTTGTTATCTGTATCACCAAAATCTCCTACTCTAAGTGCCCACTCGTCAAAGATGTTAACGTTGCCTGAAATAACTGCACTACTTCTAGCAATACGTCCTAAACTTTCGCTAGTACCTTTTCCTTGTATCATTCCTCTATAGAAATCAAATTGCTCATCGTCTTGAATATCAAGTTCTGTTAGATAGTCTCTTTCTGTGTACCCAAACAAGGCTCTACTTGCGTTGTATACTTGCTTCTCTACTGGAATAAATCCAAACTCATGATAACGTCCTAAACTTTCTGCTAAGTTATCTAAGTTAGGCAATAGTTCGTCACCGTCTATAATAAACCCTTCACTGAGGAATTTACCTTTCCAATTTTCTGTTCGTTGTCCTTTTAATCTAATACGTCTATGTCTTTGATTAAATGTTTGATTATAGATAACATCACTAAAGTCTGTTGTGCTATCGAACACTAATGCATGTTCTACTTCTTTTGTATAAAGCATTAGGCTGTATATCTGTTTGTTCTCCGGCGGAGTAACTTCTATAAAGTTATCCTCTCTAACTATTGTACAATCAGTAGGATCAATTCCCTCGCCTATTTGATCTAGTATTGTGAATTGCTCTCTGTCAGATCTGTTAATCTTAGCAATAAATCCTCTTGGAGCAACAAATTTTATTTTACTTGCTAAAGGAGATAATTCTAATGTGTTACCTATTTCCCATTTACCTGATGTCCAGAAAAGGAATTGTTTAGCACTATAGGCCCAATCTCTAACTTCGCCAATATCGTTACTGTACTCACCAAACTCAAATCCTTTGCTTTGTTGGAACTTGCCTAGACCAATTAGTAAATCAAATACTTCTTGTTCTGTTGTATATTCTATTTCGTACGGCACTCTTTCAACAACATTATTTGTGTCAACATAGTGTACTGCTCTTGCAGAACCAACCTGAGGAAGTTTAGCAAGTTTTTGCCATACCTTTGTATCAAATATATTGCCTGACGTAATTCTAAGTGGTGCTATGTAAAAGTTATTTCTATACTGTACAATATTGCCTGTGTTATAAGTTACACCCGGCTTCCAAACAGTAAATGCTTCGGCTTCGCCGCCTACTTCTACTTCTACAGTCTTTCCTGTTTTTACAGGTTGTAATATTTCAAAGTATCCTCTGTTCTTATCAAAACCTCTAACCCTATAACCAGTCTTTGTTTTTTCTATAATAACACCGGAGTAAAAGTTTCTTGATTTATAGTTACTGCTATGTAATGTAGTTGTTATATTTTCTTTTGGAATAATTAAACTGGTTGCATTACCGTCATTACTATATTGGTCTGTTCTTGCTGTCAGTGTGTCTTTGTCTATAAAGCCACTCATTCTGTGTGCAAGTTTAACATTAAGAGTTCTTAAAGGATTAACAAAATTTAAAACTGTATCTAGTCCTTGAAATTTTAACCAACTGTTAATAAACTGTGTGTAGCCAATATTAGTAATCATCTTACCAGAATTTACATCTACGTCACCGTGTATTTTGAAATCTGTAGTATCAAGGAATTTCCAACGTTTTTTAGTTGACTTACTTAATAACTGTGCATTGTTTACTGTAGGTCTTTCTAGTTGTGTTGGGTCTGAGAATATTGTAGCAAATCTACCCGGCTTAGCAAGTAATAATGCTTCTGTTTGTGCAAAGGCAAATGCTGAACTGTACTTAAATGCATTTTCAACTGGTGCACCGTCTCCTAGTTTCCATATGCCGTCAACACCAATTTTTGTTGAATATGTAGTAGACTTAATACTGCCTATAGCAGGATTCTCGCCTTGGTTCCTAGTTCCGGCAAATGTTGAATTATCTTTTCCTAATACGTTTACTCTAACCTTTCCTCTTACACCATTGCCTGTTACTGTTGCAGTTGCATAAGTATAGCCTGCACCTGGGGTATTAATTGTGATACTTGTAATTTTTTTATCTGTTATAACTGCTGTTGCTGTTGCACCAGAACCATCACCTGTAATTGTAATGCTCGGCGCTGATGTATACAAGCCGCCAGCATCGATAACATCTATCGAACTGATAGTACCTGTTGCAACTGATGCCGCTCTAAACTTTCCTGCCCATCTGTCTGTGCCTACAATTCCGCCACCAACGTGATAAGGGAAAGCAGGTTTACCGTTTGCATCTATTGTTGCTACATAGTGATATATAGGTGTTGCACTATCGGCTGTAACTGCAAGTCGTAAGTTATAACTATCTGTATAACCGCCTGACCCTGCATTAGAACTTATCTTAAAGTCTTTAATAAATTGTCCAGTTGGCTTGCCGCCTGGTCCCGTTGTTTCGTCTGAGTTAGCAGTTCCTCTTGTTCTAGTATCTAACTCCCAGCCGCTTTCTATTCTTACAATGCTACTAGTATTATCTGAAGCATCACTGTAACCATAAGGGCCATAAATTGGTAAACCGTCAAATGCCCAACCTACAATAGGTGATGCAGTAGTTGTGGACCATTCTGTAAGACCTAAAACATCAGGGCCAATAGTATAATGAGTTGCTATGCCTTCTGGAGTTATTACAGGATTTGTTAAATCTTTTTGTTGTGCTTTGTTGTAAATCCACGTTGCATCTAAAATGTCTTTATCAGTGTCCCATTGTGTATTGCTGTCAATACTCATCAATGGATCACCGTTAACTAACACACCAATTGCTTTTGCTTTTATTTGCGGAGATGCTGACCAAGCCGCTTGATTAGTTAATTGTGTAAGTCTTGGAATCTCAAACGATGTTACTTGCTCTATTGTTTTCTTTGTAGCAGTTGGTAAGTTGTTACTCTCAACATATAATTTGTCTGCTACTGTAACATTAATGCCTTGAAGTTTTCTAAAACTATTACTTCTAAATGGGAATACGTCATCAGCACTACCTTCTGAAGGAGTCCAAGAAACAGTAATTGTTGTTGTATCGGTAGACTTAATTTTATAAGGACTAATTAGTTTTGCATCAGCGTCAATTGGTAATACTTTACTTAAACCAATACGTCTATACGGATTACTGATTTTATAAGATGCTGTATTTTTTCTTGGTCCTTGCCTAATAATGCCTTCTTCTAGATCATTCCAAAGTTTTGTATTTGTAGAACTATAGTTTATGCTAGGTATCAATCTATCAATGTCGTCTATTGCATAAACGTAATATTCTTCATCAAACCATAAAGGTTTCTCTGTGAATCCTAACATTTCCCAAGGATGCGTATTTGGTCTTACTGTATCGTAATGAAATTCGTAAAAGCCTCTCCAGTGTCCTGGCAATTCAGTATTACTGTAGTTCCATGTCCAGTCGTTGTTAACATCGTAAAATTCATTTACAATTGGATCTAGTTTTTCGTTGACCGTCCATGCGGCAAAATAATGTCTAATAAGATCGTAAAACTCGCCATGACTATAACCTGTGTTTCTAAATGCACCACAACGTATATCAATACTGCTGTATGCCGGTAAACTGTTTGCTGTTCTAAATTCTGCTTTTGCTGAGTTGTAAACTCTAGTTTCAAATTCTAATAGTATGTCGTCTCTGAAATCACCAAATGCTTTTTGTCTGCTACCGTCATGTCCTACAAGTGTTGAAATAGGAGTACTAAAACTATTGTCAGTAACTATTTCTGGTCTATGTAAAGGCAATATACCCATTGTACTTGGTGTAGGTGGGCACTGGGCACTATCTCTTTCTGCATTATATAGTTTAGTACACAATGAATCACCGCCTGATGCCGGTGTTACTAATGTTATCTGTATAGGATTAAAACTAGAGATTATATAGTCTTTTTCAATAACTAATAATTTGTCGTTCAAATAAACTAGCAGACTATTTTCAATTTTATCTAGATCTAAGTAGTTAGACAAGTTGTAGGCTGTAGTATCAAGTGTTACTATAAAATCTTCTTTTGTGTAGTTATCACCAAACGGTAAAATATAAGTTTTATTAAAAACATCATTGCCTATTCTAAAACTTGTTACATTTCTAAGTACTTGCTCTAATATATAATTGTTTGTTAGACCTGTTGTTGCCTTTTCAGTATAAAACTTTTCTATCTCATGTCTTAAACGATTTTTAAATTTAGTATACTCGTTTGCGTTGAATCTTATTGCATCTACTAAATTAGCAGGCTGATCATCGACTAAGAACGCACCCAATAATGTGTCTTGGTTTGTTTGTACTATGTCGTCTTCTACACCTACGACTTTTTTACTATCTTGGTAGTTGTTACTACCTAGACTCTCGCCAGCAAACGAAGACTGTCCTTCTATGTGCTTTTTAAAATGTCCTGTAAACTCTGGCGATGATATGTTAGTAATATCAGCGTTTAGTGTGTTATGACCCCAACTTAGTGGTAATTCATATTTTCTTACGCCGGTTGTATTTACTAATCCTTTTTCTGCTGATGCACTTATTTCTATAAAGTCGCCAGCCTTAAATGTTTTTGTTGTTGGGAATTGTACAAACCCTTCTCTGTTTACAGCACCGTAAGTAAAATTGGTATCTTCTATTGCATTTATTTTAATTATAATATCATAACCACATGCTCTAGTAGTATCAACATCTGGATAGCAACCTATCCAAAATTCCTTTATTCCTGCATCAATATCAATTTGTGTAAACGAGTATGATGTTATGATTCGTTGGTTAGTAGGCGAGTCAATCATTCTCCACGCATTGTGATACTCAGGTGCAGTTTTGTCTAATTTATAGTAATGATAACCTTGAATATTAGACGCACTATTTGTTGTAGCAGACTGATTATATTCTGCTGTTAGTGAACCGTCGTAGTCACCGTGGAAAAAAGTTGATCCAAGTGTGAGACCATTTGGCATGTAAAAATTTTGTCCAAAGAACACATGCATGTGGGAGGTACCGTTACCACCATTATGTGTGTTAGATGCTGTCTCCGTTGCATAAAGTGGGTAATAACCATTAATCGCAAACGGGCCAACTGTGTTAGTTGCGCCAACAAAATTAACTGTCGCCATTAGTACGAGCCTCCATAACCTGAACCGGAACTTGACCCGGTTGTACTTGTACTAGTATTTATCGTTGTAGAATTCCTGGTATTTACAGTAGAGGTTGTTGGAGTTTCGACAACTGCTTCTGCAGAAGAATTCAATGTTCCGTTGTAATTTCCATGGAATGATGTAGTTCCTAGTTCTAATCCATTTGGCATAAAAAACGTTTTGCCAAAGAATACATGCTCATGTACTGTACCGTCACCCGCCGCCTGTGCTAATGTTTCTTTAGCATACAAAGGATAGTATCCATTTATGGAATATGGGCCACCTGTATTTGATGCACCTAATGTTACACCTGTTGTAATGTTACTGCCAAACGGTGTATAGTTATATGTTTCAGTTTCTATAAAGTTCTCAAAAAGTATTTCACTTTGTGCGTTGTATTGCTTATACACTAATTCTGTTCCTAATTCTGTATCTTTTACTGTACTCTTGCTGATGTTTACAGCATTAGTTGTAGGCACATCTGTTGCGTACCCAAATATTTTGTTGCCTTTAAATGTTGATGTTGGGTATATTGCTTCATCATTCAATAACGTGCCTGAGCCATCATATAAATTAAATAAAGGAGCCTGATTAGGTAGAGTCTTCTCTTGGCACATGATCCACTGTAATCCGTCCCAACGAAATTCTTTACCAATTTGTGTTTCGCCACCAATAACTGAAATTGTTTGATTTACTTCTGCTAGTAATGGAATAAACAATGCATTACCTTCTACCGATCCTACAGGATTAGTATCAGGGTTGCCAACTTGTTCTAATCTGTACTGTCCGTCTTTGTAGTACCCTGTACCACCATCTACTACTGTTACCCCAACTATTGCTCCGGACGTCACTGTAGCAGTTAATACAGCACCTGTGCCGTATGGATTGTTTTCTGATGTGCCAATTGTTATAGTATCACCTTGTTGATATCCTGTGCCACCAGTATCAATAGTTACAGCACTAATCTTACTGTCTCTGCCTTTACCAGAAAGTACTATTTGAAATTGTGCGCCATCACCTGCACTTGATGTAACATTAACAGTAGGGTCACCTACTACTTTTGTTAACTTGTAAACATATTTTGCAATATCAGTAACTTCATTATTAAAAATAATGTTGCCGTAGTTTAATTTGTTTAAGCCGTCGACAAGAGTAGTTGAAGGACTACCATCTAAATCTTTATATGTAAAGTTGTATGCAACCGCATCAACATCAGCAATGGCTTTTTGTGTGCCGTGATTGTAAAGTTCTAACTCTCGTTCGAATTCTATTATAGGTCTACTTGCACGAAACGATCTGCTAGGAAGAGAATCACCTGCATCTAAAAAGTTATTTTTATGATACCAAAAGTTAATTCTACTCCAGGTGTTGTTGTTGACAGCATTTTTTTCTTGTACAACATAATCTACTGGTGCTCTATCGGCTACACTAATTGTAAACTTTAAATTACTGTATCCTGATTGTGCTTGTAACTGCTCAACTAGTTCTACTATGTTTCTTGGTCCTGCTGAACTATGATCAACTGATATAGTTGTTGTGCCGTCGCTTATAGAAGTTGTTCCATTGTACCTACTTAGTGTGCCTACATTGACTGTTTTTATTTCTGCTTTCAGTCCAGGTGCATTACAACCTTTGATATACGATTCAGGCTCACCTACGTCTGATGTAATTGCGTCACCTGTTTGTGCGGCAGTATATGTAACAGTATCGTATATTGATCCTGCTACTTTGTATTCTAGATCAATACTTGTACCTGAGTACATTGTTGATGTATATCTTGCACTTAAATTTATTTCTTTTTTTGCTAAGTTAATACTTTCGCCTACACCTTGTACAACATATTCTATATTATGTTTAGAACTTGGAATGACGTAATCGCCTGAGAATTTAACAATCATACCGTTACGGAATGCTTTTCCTCCTGCAGGCTGAAATGTTGTGCTACCAATAATATCCTTATCAATATCTATATAATCTGTAACTGTTCCTACTACAGATATTGCTGTAGGTCCATAATGATACCAATAGTATTCTTGGTAGTTTGTAAACTTATCTATGTTTATCGGCGGTATAAATGATGCAAATTTTTCTGAGAAAATTTTATTATGATTTTTTGTGTTAACACCATATGTCTCAAGAGTCTCAACTAGTTCGTCATAGAAGAACAAGTTTTCGCTTGTTCCTGTTGTGGTGTTAATAGTATTAACTGCTGGAGTTAGCCCATAAAACCTTTTAGTTGTTGTAGGTTCTGCAAGAAATTTTCCAGACACATTAACATCATCACTACTCGGTGATCCAATGTATCCTTGTATTGGTTCTACATTTGACTTGCTGAATAACTGCTCAACTGTACTTTCAAAAAAGTTTTTAATAGCAGTAGTTTGAAGTACCGCGGGTAACTTTTGATAAACTTTCTTCTCAGACATTTATTATGATCCTAGTGTTTGGTTGTCTAATCTACTTACGATTTCAATATCATTAACTGTTGCTGTACTAATAAACAATTCGTTAGGCTCTGCTTTTACTTGGAACATTTCTCCAAATTTACCAGCAGTATTTTTAGGTAATATAACAATACTTCCTATGTTGCTACCTAGTCTTTGATGTATGTACGAGCTTAATTCTGTAAAGTAAAACGACTCACCAAATTCCCAATTTGCTACATTGAAGTATGTATTAATAGCATTAATTACTTGTGCTTTCAATTCGTTATCACTAATTTGATCAGATAGTTTAACAATCTTAAATCTTGCTTGATAAGTTTCGTCAGCAGTTGAACCAAATAGTAATTTAAACTTAGCACTTCTATACACTAGGCTGTCACTAGCACTTTTGTATGTGTTAAGGCCTGAGAACTCTGATGATAATTGATCACTTGTTGGCTCTAGTGGGAAAGTACTAATAGGTCTTGCTTGCCATTCTCTTACTTCTGTGTAATAACTTGTGGTTAGCACAACCATTTCTACAATGTTGCTAATACTTGGATCAATTCTCACGTCACTAGGTGCGACATGATTCCAACGTATAGTGCCGGGTGCTACAAACGGTGCGGCAGTATTTTGTGTTCTGCCTCTTCCGTTTTTAACAAAGTAATCAGTTGTTTCACTTAATTTAATTTGTGTTGATACTGTACTCAGCGGTGTTAGTTGATATGTTTTCATATCGTCAGCAGTAGTTACAATTAATCCTTTACTGTTAACTAAGTTTTCAAACTGTAGTGCTACTGTTTTATTTTTAACAACAATCCATTTAGCAGTACTCAACTTGCTTTCTTTTCTGTAAGAAGTTGGTGAGATTATATCTCTAGTATCATCAATATCTAAACTTTCTTCTCTACGGTAGTCGTATATGATTCCGCTACACGGCTTATCATATCTATAACCATCAAAATCTGTATAATACTCAAAGAACACATAGTCTGTTGCATCTACATATTCTAGGAACTGTATTGGTCTATCTGGTACTAAATCATTATCGGTATCTAATGGAGCAACAACAATCTTTCTGTTATCAGTGTATCCGTCGGTCTCTTTAAAACTGTCGACTACTTCCCATTCTATTGGCCTATCTAATTTTTCATTACTATTCTCGTAATGTATGACTAGTTTATCTCTGTAAGGAGGGTTTGCAGAACCGTCTCTGGAATAATGGTAGTCTCCATTTTGTACTCTTGTGTATTCTAATTTTCCTACACCTGTTACTGTATCGTATGATTTTAAAAACAATCTTCCTAAGTCTGGTGAGCTATCTTGGTTTGCTCCGTCTGTGCCCCAAGATTTAACTGTATCGTCTAAGCCTGCGCCTGTTCCTGATACTCCGTTTGCAGTAACAACTTGTGCATTTGCTCTAAATATTTTCTCTGCACCTAGACTTAACCCATTAGGTACTTGTCTATATATAATGTACGGTATTGCTTCAGACGTATCAACAAAGTTTGAACCAAATGTTGTGCTGTTAAACGGTATAGTAATTTTGCTAGGCAAACTTTGTATGGTACCCATGTTGTTTGCTATAACAACATTTGTCTCTGCTGTTATGCCACCTGCTTGATGGAAAGTGTTTAATGTTATGACTGCTTCTTCTACATATCTATTGTATGCAACCTGATCAGCAACTGTTGTTCCTGATGTTTTCATTATCCCAAAGTTACTTACCCATTGCGTATCTACGTCTACTGCCTTAGTGTCTCTAGTCCTCAATGGAATGTTGATTGCTAAACCAATTGGTTCTATAGCAAGTCCTACTTCTGAATTTACCCACTTTATGCCGCTCCACTCAAATGTTTCTGATGTACCTGGCTTTGTATTTGTGCTGGTTATGATAACGGTATCTTTGTTACTTTTATTATCACTTCCTAATGTTTTAACTGATTTAACATTGTAAAATTTAAGGTCTGATTCACTTTGTACAACATATTCGTTGCCACGAATCGTCATTTTATACTTGTAGTTATTAACATCAATAGCACTATACTCCATGAGTATAACCCAACTGTTTGGGCCTGCATTTAAAGAATCTAAACTATATGAACCTGTTTTTGCGGCTGTTGTTAGCTCTGAGCCAGGTATTTTATACCATGTATCATTGAGTAAGTTATACCCTATACCAAATGTTTCTCTGTTCTTAATGGCTGTTTCGATGCCATTACTTCCAGATATCTCACTAGGAAAAAATAATTTCCTCATAGATACTATAACTTCTTTAACTTCCCAGAGAGCATTAACATCTTCACTTAGTGTTATTGGTCCTATACTGGTACTTAATCCAGCACTCAATTGCCCTGCATTTTCTATGTTTACTATTCTTACCCATTTAGAACCACCAATTGAGTCTGATGGATCAACAAATTTTAAGAATGTGTTTTCTTTAAACATTGCTGTTGCAGTTAATGTATTGATTAATACATTCCTATTTCCATCAGTAAATTCTTCACTGATATATCCTGACTTACTGGTGTCTGTTAAAGGAAGAGGATTCCAAACAACTTGATCTTGTGTTTGAAATCTAAAGTTTGCATAAGACCCACCGGTTGATGCATTAGTCCATGCATTTCTCATTCTATAGTAAACAAAATTATTTACTTTTCTATCTTTTAGTGCGTTAGGTATAATACTCGAAACAACTTCTAAAGCCGTTGTAGCATCGTTAACAATAATTTCTTGCGTATAGTTTGTGTTGTTAGAATATATAAATGCATCATCGGCAAACGTATCAATATTGTGATATGTACCTGTTGGGTCGTTAATGTCTATATAGCGACTGTGTCCAGAATGTGTTCTATTAATTGCTTTTATTTTTGTAACATTAGAACTTTGTGTTTCTGGAAACACATTATAATCTTGTGCTGACACCATTCTATTTTGTGTATAGAATGTCTTAGGTGCTCTGTCTTTGATTGCCGCTAAACTTTCTGGCGGCGAACTATTGCCTACTTTGTACTGTAAACTATATGTTATTGTTAATCGGTGTTGCTTGCCTGCGGCATTTGTGTAAGGTATTGATATGTTTAAACCTTTTGCTTCTTCTGGACTAATTGTATATCTTGACGGGTCACTTGCTCTATACCATGTTCTGTAAATTCCTACAGGTACGTTTCCAAATTCACCATCGGGAAAACGTAATCTAATACCATTACTGTCTCCTACATTCTCTACTGAATATAAATTTCTTGTATCTAAACTCTTGCTGTTGTAGTTTAATGTTTGACCAACTGTGTTAGGAATTTTTTCCCACTTGTTTAATACTTGTCCGTTGCTGTTTACTTCTTGTAAATATACATCAGTCTCATTTATATTACTAACAAGAATATCTTGCACTCTACTTTCAATAGGTGATGTAAAGTTAAAATCTGCTGACTCTAGTTGTCCTTGTCTAAACATAACAAAGAAACCTGTATTTTTACTGTTATTGCCTTTGCCGTCATTCCTATAAATCAAATTAAATAAGTTTGTTGGATCAGGATGTCTTTCAAAGAAATGACTGTTGTCTGTAAAATCTGGATTGACAATACCAATTTGCTTGTTAACTCCGCCTACGCTCACTGAATTGTTATAACTTATCGGAGAGTTGATAGGTGTATTTATTTGATACAAGTCGGTTGGTATGCCATTAACTGCGCCGGCTTTAATTGGTGAAGAAAATCTATTAGTACTGCTCATTGCAGAATTTAAAATTGTTATAAACTGTTCATAACTGTCTGGATTGTTTGCATCGTCCCAGTAAACTATTCTGCTACTTAGATTTCTACCTAAACTGTCTGTAAGTTGCTCAGAGGTTTTAATGCTAGTTATTTTCATTAAACCACTTGCTGGAATATTTCTTTTAGGATTGTATCCTAACATTCTTGCTAGTTTAAATACTGAGTCTTTTCTTTCTGCTGTTTCTAAAAAGTTCTCCCTGGTGTTAATATCCATTCTAAATGCAAGTGATTGCGATAGATATGCTAATAGTTCTATGATAGCAATAAACTCTGAACTTTCAATATAGTCATTAAAATTTTCAGGGAAATTTGTTTTAACATAATCTACCATTGCTCCACGCATGGTGTCAAAGTCGTATGCTTGATAATTTACTTCGCTGTATGCCTTATAGGCTATTTTCCAATCTTCAGCGGCAAATAAGTTGTTTTGTCTATTTTGAGCCATTAACTAATACCTTCTTCTATTTGCTGATTATAAGTTAGGAATAATGTTTCTACCGAGTTGAACGGAATAACATCAATTACAACCTCTGCACTAATCGAATTATCTAGTACAATTACCTTAACTTTTTTCTCTGCTACCCTAGGGTCTCTTTTTAAAATTCGTTGTATATCTTCTTTGGCAAGTTTTTCAACTTCTCCAGTTGCTGGGTCCATAAGCAAGTCCCAAATAATGCAACCAAAACTTGGTCTCATTGGGCGTTCACCTTTCTTAGTGTAGAACTCGTTTTGTAAATCTCTTAGCACACATTCTTTGCCAAGCACACGAAACGGTGCTTTACCTTTATCTACTGTACTGAACCCTATTAATCTAGCCATACTGTTATTTATCAGAATCAATATAATGGGTTTTATTTTACCAAAAAGGTTGACTAAATGCATGTATTATGTTTAAATACATATAAGCACATACATTGTGTGATACCGTAACTTTAGTAGTTACTCCCTAAAATTAACGAAAAGGGGATAGAAATGCGTCACCTTTCTAACGTGTTCAATGATATTTGGGCACATGCGGAAGAACGTAATCGAAATGGTGCTAGTTTTATTAAGATTTACGAATCTAAAAAACGTTATGTTACCTTTGGCATCTATGATGCAAAATCCAAGAAGTATTGTTTGTTTAATACAATCAATCTTGTTGGTAATTTTCGATACAACTCCAAAGTTGTGCCACCAGAATTTGCAGAAATGCGAAAGATGGTAACCGGCTAGATAGAGGGCAGGCAACTGCCCTTTTTTACCTATATTCTATAGGATTTTACATAAGTTATGTAAATATATGTATGCCTAATCATGAAAACACAGAAGCAGAAGTTTATAGAAAGATGGCATTGAATCTGGAAAGTAGAGTTAAAATCTTAGAGCAAGAAGTTGCTAATGAGCAAGAAATGAAATATAATGCTTATAAAAGAATTAACGAACTTACACAGAAAATCAACGAAAAGTAAGATTAACTGTCTGCTGGTCCATCTTCAGAAGTCTTCTTGACATAGAACTCTTCACGTTGTCTTTTAAGCATGTATGCTAACTCGGCCCATGTAGTTCCACCGTCTGCTAATTCTCCAAAGTTAATCTCCATTTCATCTGGAGTTTGAAAAAATTGAGATTCGTATTGTCTTCTTCCTACTAATACTGGGTCTACTGTACCACCTGGTCTATTCAGTACCCATTTTTGCATTTCTCTGCCAACCAAATCATTTCTACCAGCATTAATGAAGTCTCTGACTCTGCTTCCAGCAAAAACTTCAGGACCCACACTTTGAGCAAAACTGGTAATTGCAAGTCTGCCATTCTCATGTAAAGGTACATCAATATCATCTGCTATGGTATTATATGTTTTATTCATGTCTGTGATTAAACCTAACGTTGCACCTACTGGACCTAAACCAGCACTAAAATCTACTAGTTTATTACCAAATGCATCTTCAAAAATTCGTTCACCATCAACTGGCATTGTGATTCCGTTTTCTTTTAAAATGTTTATTAAGTCCTGCCCGTCTTTGGCGACTGCTATTGCATCGTTAATTAAACCCTTCATATTTTGCATATCTGCTGACAGTAAGTCTAAGTCAAAGCCTAACTTATCTAAACCAAATTGATTAAGTTGAGCCTGTAATGCTGATAGTTCTTTTTGTAAGCCTATTATTTTTTCCATTAGTGCATTTGATGTAGGGAATCTTATTGGTGGTAATGCCGCTTTAATTCCAGCAATCATCCCTCCTAGTCCCATTATTTCTACTAACTTCTCAGCATTCATTGTGTTAAAATTATTAAGAATTCCTAATGCTTCGTCATACACAGGATTGCCGCCTAAGGCATCAGTAAGAGCACCAGCCGCCGCACCTGCTGGGTCCTGCATTATGCCATTAGCAGTTGAGAGGCCTTCAGAAAGTGTACCTGATGCTGATTGAATTGCACTACTAGATAATGCTATGGCATTGCCGGCCTTGTCCACGAACCCTGCACCTACGTTACTGCCTTCTGTTGTTTGTACATCATCTGGTTTACCATCTTCGTTACTTGAAGAGGCTGGATTCAGTGATTCTTCTACTGCGGGATCTTGTGCTGGCTCTTTTGCTGAGTCGTTAACAGGATCTGCTGTTGCATGGCCTATATACGGTTCACTGGTTAATGTTGTTTGGCAAATAGAATCTATCTCGTCTATTTTTCCTGTTCGTAAGCCTCCAGTTGGAGCCAAAGATTGAGATCCACTTTCTTCACCAGAAACATCTTCAGTGCCGTCCTCGCCTTCAGTGGTATTATTAGACTTGCCGCCCATCGCTCGATACAATTCTTCTGGTGTTAGAACATCGCCTACATCTTTTTCATAAATTGGATCAGCCATGCTTATTCTCCATCCTCAGGTCTTTTAAACTCTGCTGGCTTGGCCGCCGCATCTTTGAATTTGTTTGTGCCTATTTGTGGTGCCGGTACTGCCGGAATGGCTGGCATTGGTATTGCTCCTGAGCCGCTGTTTAGTAATACTGTGGAACCAAGCAACGACACTGGTGCCGCTGAAGTTAATGTTGCTCCTGTTGCCGCTATGGCCTGGAATGCACCTGTTGTTATCATTGAAATTCCGTCTCCAGAAGTCTGAGAAATGCCTGTTGTAAATACATCAAACTTTGCACCAGAATTTGCAATCTTACCTGCGGCACTAAAGTCTATGTCTCCACCTGCTGATGTGATTTGCACATTTCTAGTACCAAATCCTGACAGTTCGCCAGCCGCTTCAAATCTAATATTGCCACCTATACCTTTAGGTGGTAGTCCCAATGCTCCTAATATATTAATGCCTGCATAGTCCCCGTCTGCTTTTCTGTCACCTGCGGCTTTCATGTTTACGTTTTGTCCTGCTTCAATATTAATATTTTTATCAGCTCGTAAATTTAAGTTTTGCTCTGATCTTACGTTTATAGAACCTTGTCCAAATAAGTTTATATCGCCGTTTGCATTTAATTCAAACCACGCATTACCACGTTTGTTAACCATGTATATACTGCCGGTTGTATCATCAAGCAGTATTTGAACTCCGCCCTTAGTACGAAGTCTTATTAATGAATTTGTTAGTTTATCGTCCATGATAAACTGATGTCCACCTAGTCTATTATTAAAGTTTTTTGGATCTCTTGGTCCAGGGGTAAGTATACCAAACACTTCACTTGGAGATTCTCTTCTTGAGCCGCTTGTTCCTGCACCTCTTAGAGGATCTTGTAACAATCCTTGAACTGTTATTCCTTCTGCTAGGTCTAAATGTGCAGGTCTAACAGCATCGTTGTGTGTTGGTTTTTCATCACGTCTATTCTTTTCTGCTACAGGCATCATTAAACTTGGATCAGAATAACTTTTTCCTGCTGGCATACCAGGTACCATGTGTGTTAATTTATCTGGGAACATACAACTTATCATGCATGCCTGACTGGCAACACCGTCTGCAAATACCACAAGAACTTCATTACCTACATCTGGTGGTACCATCCACATGCCATATGCTTTTTGTGTGCCAATTGGATCTTTGATATCTAAGCCTAGTCCTTCTACATTGGTACCACCTGCAAATGGTGATGTATATGTGCAAGGTATATGTGAGTTAGTATTACCTCTACTGCCATCTAGTGCAGGTATAAACACTTCAAATCGCCCTGATCTACTTAGATCTTTAACATTACAAATTTCAGCCCGGTAAATTAAACTTAGATTACGTTTACTAATACTAGCAATGTATTTGGACTTGCCTTGGTCCATTCTCTGATTTTGTTTGTTACTATTATATGCCATTACGTTGCTGTTCCTTTAGGTATCGGAGGTACTATTCTTTGGGCATTTACTTCGCATGTGTATTCACCACCAGAGAAAGAATTTACTACACTGATCAATCTATATACTCCACCAAATGATCTTGACAGACCGTCGCCTCTCCAATAACCAGTATTTATATCACTATCTTCGTCTCTCCAGTCCAAATCGAATGTTTTTGGTGAGCGTATAGTTAGGTATATGTGATTATCATCGCCGTAATAGTTTGCTTGAGCTTCGTTAGTAGACTTATCTCCGTCATTTCCTAAATACCACGGATCGCCTCTCAATGTCATATCTAGTTCTAACATAAACGCCAAGTCTGCTTGATGTTGTCCTGCTATGAATCCAAACAATGTATTAGAAACACTACCTTTTTTAATTGTTGCGGCATCACTGCCAGGGTCTTTACCACTTGCATCAGTGGCCGTAGTTTTAGGCAATATTTCGGCTCCTGCGTCTTGAACTTCCTTTACTGTTAAGTATCCAAGTTTTTCTAATTGGTCAGCAGTTATACTATTACTTTGTTCCATTGGGTTAGTTAAATCTACAGCATAATGGTATTGGCTCATTTCTGCTGTATACTCTTCAAACGATTCAACGGTTGGGTTATTGATTTCGTTTTGTTCTCTTAACTTCTTTAAGTCGGCGGCATCTAATGCCGCTTCTAATGCCTGTTGATTTTGTTCGTTGTTGTCTTTTAATGCGCCTGATATTATGCCAATGTCTAGGCCTGTGGCATCAGTGAGCTGATCAACAATACCATTTAATCCGTTCTCTGCAAGATCCTTTAGTTTGTTAATGCCGTCCATGAAGTCTTTGAATATGTCTTTGTCATTTTGTTCTTTCTTGGCTTCTATTAGATTTTCTACTACACCGTCTAATGTTACATCCTCATCTGCTTTTATTGTTCCTGCCTTTTCTGCTAACACTACTGCCGCAGAACCTATTGCTCCGCCAGACGGTGGCAGAATTAATGCTATACCGTTATCGTATTTTATATCGAGACTTTTTATTTGATCATTAAGTCCTGTGAAGATATAATTGTATGCTTTTTTGAGTCCACCGCTTTCAACTATTTGCTGAGCTCTTGATTCGTAATCTTTGGCAGGAACCTCGGCTTCTTTGGCATCAACTATAATATCATCTCTTGAACTTTTATATAGTATTGGTTTGAACGTTACTTTGTGGCCATACTTGTTTCTTTTCTTATCCCATCCAAGTTGTTCGAGATTGGCTGTCATTTTAAACCAATAAACGTATGCCTCGCCTTTTTTAATTTCTGAACCAGGATCATCAAGTGTTTCCTTTCTAGAAATTTTCTGATGAAACTCCTCATTCATGCTTAACAGGATTGCAAAATATTTTTCTATGGTTATATCTTTTGGTACCATGATTTTGTCTTGATCAAAAACTTGCTCAGGTTCTTCACCTTCGTCTAATGGAGCATCAACAAATGCTTGCCTTCCTTCAACTGCATCGCCTATTGCATAAGTTTCGTTTAGTAGTCTATTTCTGTCGTCAGCATCTTGATCAGCACTGGTATATAAATCCTCATTGGTAATTTTACCTGCCTTATTTGTACCATCTTCATTTGATTCACTGCCTATAAGTCCAGTTAAGTCAAACTCAACTTCATCTGCAACTGCATGATCTGGTACGTCTTTGTGGTAGGTGTTTAATTGCTCTTGCAAACTGGTTACATGTTCTGTGATTGTCTTACCAACCGATGCAAAGTTTGTTGGCAGTTTAAACAACGGACTAGTAAACGAATAGCTCTTCGATGGTATTGCTGTGAAGTCGTACTGACTACCGCCTTGATTTACTTCTACATTAACATCTGTTATGTGTAACTTCCATCGATATGGTCCAGCAATATCTGATTCGAATTTTCCAGACTCTTCGGAGTCTTCATCTTCGAAATCTCCAGTATATCCTTTAAATCCTATTTCTAAAAACACCACCGGTATTGCAGTATTCTTTTGATCTAAGTATAACCTTGACAGAGCCAGTTGGTCTAAGAATGTTGCCGCCCCTGGTTGCTTGACAGTAAATTTTAATTCAATAGCATTTGGACCGTCTGTTGCTGTTAGCGACTCTATAGTTATATCGTCTATGGTTGCGGCAGTTACACCTGTTTGTGCAAGTATTACTTGATCTCCGGGCGGTCCTGTGAGAGAAGGGTCTATAGAGGCAACACCAGAGTGAGCGGCTAGGCTTAATGATGATCTAAGCATGTATAATTTTGCGTAATAAGTAGAGTTAGCAAAGTTATCGAGAACGTTGCCGTAAACTTCGCCTACGTATGGGTCATCATATTTAGGTATATCTGTGGCCATATTAACCTGTTATATTCTGTATAGAAGTACTCGCAGGTAACTTAATAGTAGTTCCTGCTTTAAAGTCTCCCAACGGATCTTTTAAAATATCCGGATTCCTTGCCGCAAACACCCACCATAATGAAGATGATTCGTATAGCACATGTGCTAGTTTGTCTGGCCTCTCTTCGTACTCAGGTGTTATTACAAATGTTTCGTCATTGATGCTTTTGCCAATGCTTGGTAGACCTACATTTACGTCTAGAAATTGATTGTCTCGGTATGTTGCATTTTGCAAAAAACTATTTCTCTTATATGTAGCCATTAAATGAATCCATCCTTGTATGCTTCACCGCTAGTAAGTTTGTTAAGATCAAACTGCCTTCTAAGTTTTTGTGGTGTGTATGTTACTTCTAAGTTAACCATTATGTTTGTACGAGTAGGTACATGCGTAACTGTTGTTCCAACTTTTACAGGAACATAGTCAACTTCATCTGGTAGAGAAATACTATAACTTGTAACAACAACTGGTACTTTATTAAACATATGATCTCCCATATATTCAAATAGTAACACAGGTGGTGGCCTACCATAATCTCCGCTTTTCACTGCTGAATCACCGAATGTTCCTTTACCACATATCTTTAAAAATGTAAAAATTGCTAACAGATAACGTGCTTCGTAAATATTGTTTGCAGTAAAGTCTGCTGTAACAGGCAATGCAGGCGGTACAGAATTTTCAAAAGTGTTTATCTGATAATTCATGCCTTGGTGGTGTGCCTGCCCGTAATTTGTTTGTGCTTGATACATAATAGTTGGAGTATACTGCCAAACCATTCCACCAGACTCTTCGATAGGTCTTAGTAAGTAGTCGTCAAATTCAGGGCTATCTGTTGTTTTTTGGTAAAACAACGATTCTCCACCTTTCTTAGGTCTAAGTCTTGCTCTCCAATCATAAGAATTCTTAAGTGTTTCGTCTGTATCGAGAGCTTCAGAGGCTCCAGCAACTATTTCTGCTTCTGCCAATAAAGCACCTAGTCTAGCATTAATTTCTGTTGCTGTTAAATTTGTGTTTGGGTTAGATGGTAATCCGTATCCTGGAAATGCAGAGCCAACCATACGATCAAAGAATGTTTTTGCAAGAGGGTTCTTATTTCCTAACTTACTACTTGCTTCTGCAATTTTATTGTTTAATAACCCGTTAAAGGCATTTTTTGCTCTATCGAATCCCATATATTTCTCCTATAGTAGTATTTATCAACATTATTAAGTACTGTTATAATTTTTCACGAATAATGCAAATTCTTCTTGACTTTTGTTAAGTATAATGTATAATAACTGTTTAAATTCGTAATTTTGGAGAACACATGGCGGCACCTAAGAAGGTTAATTACCTCAACAACAAAGATATTCTCAAAGAGATACACAAAAGTAAAATGAGTTTTTGCTGGCTATCTGATGAGAAATACTTTCAAAACGACATTATACTAAACGATGTCAAAAGTATTAATAAAAAGACCATTCTCGAAGCAAAACAAAATCAAGCATCAAGGATACAAAGTGAAGCGTATGCAGTTGCAATGATAGAGCACGGCACAGGAGACTACAGAAATAAGCCTAAGCAAAAAGAATTTGCAGTTGACTTGGACACCATTTCAGATGAAGACGTAACTTTTAGAGTTATGTGTATGGATCATATTCCATTAGAGCCAGGCAGGAAAAAGAATCCTAGGAACGAAGCAGAAACAAAAGCAAAAGTAAACTTTCCTCCATTCAAACATTATGCATTTCAAAACGGTGAACTTAAAGAAGTAGCAAGAAGTCACTGGGAAGGCAGTCTAAGTAATGGAGAATTTAATCCTGGTGTAGGTAGAATCACAAACAAACTAGGCACAATGTTTTTAAAACTTGTAGAGAGATTTAGTCACAGAGCAAACTGGCGTGGGTACACTTATGTAGACGAAATGCGTGGACAAGCATTAGTTCAACTTAGCCAAGTGGGCCTACAGTTCAATGAAGCAAAGTCAGATAATCCTTTTGCATATTATACTGCGGCAGTTATTAACAGTTTTACAAGAGTATTAAACTTAGAGAAACGTAATCAAAGCATTAGGGATGATATTTTGATTGACACAGGACACTTACCAAGTTATAGTAGACAAATAAAACACGAAGATGAAATGAGAATACTTCGTGAATCAATTGAATCCGGCAAAAGCGATGAAGGAGCCTTTGAATAATTTATGTCTCAACTTTTTAAGAACGCCGCGTGTTTTACGGATATTCACTACGGCTTAAAACAAAATAGTAGATTACATTTAAGTGACTGTGAAAGATTTATAGACTGGTTTATTGCAGAAGCAAAAGCCAGAAATGCAGAAACATGTATTTTCCTAGGTGACTGGCATCATCATAGAGCAAGTGTAAACATTGCAACTATGAATCAAAGTATCAGAGACTTAAAAAAGTTAAATGATGCATTTGAAAAAGTTTATGTTATATTAGGTAACCACGATTTATACTACAGAGAAAAACGTGATCTAAACAGCATCGAGTTTGCTAGAGACTTACCAAACATTGTGATGATTGATGAACATTTTCTTGAAGGCGATGTTGCAATTATTCCTTGGTTATGTGGCGACGAATATAAACAAGTTGCTAATATGGAATGTAAGTACATGTTTGCACACTTGGAGTTACCATACTTTAAGATGAATGCATTAGTAGAAATGCCAGACCACGGTGGCATAAATGATAAGATGCTATCAAAACCTGATTATGTGTTTAGCGGACACTTTCATAAAAGACAATATAAGAATAATATACATTACATCGGTAATGCTTTCCCACATAACTATGCCGATGTAGGCGATGTTGATCGTGGTGCTATGTTTTTAGAGTGGGGCAAAGAACCTCAATATGTAAACTGGCTAGAATGTCCTAAGTATAAATCTTTTACACTCAAAGAGTTACTTGATCAGCATGAGTCTCTATTAGACGAATATACTTATGCGAGAGTAAAACTAGACATTAGCATTTCATACGAAGAAGCAAACTTTATTAGAGAAAAGTTTGCAGAGCAGTATAATGTTAGAGAGCTTCAACTCATACCAATCAAAGAAGAGGAAGAAGCATACGAAGGCGGCGAGATTAAATTTGAAAGTGTGGATCAAATTGTTATTACACAATTAGAAACCATTGACTCTACAACAATTGATAGGCAACGACTTATTGATATCTATAACGGAATAGAAACTTAAACTATGCTAAAGATTAAAAATGTATCTGCAAAGAATTTCATGAGCGTTGGTGCTCAAACTCAAGCAGTAAATTTTGATAATGTTAATTTGACCTTGGTACTAGGTCATAACTTAGACATGGGCGGCGATGGTAGTAGGAATGGCACAGGCAAGACTACTATTATTAATGCATTAAGTTATGCATTGTACGGTGAAGCATTAACAAATATTAGACGAGATAACTTAATTAACAAAACAAACGGTAAAGGCATGATTGTTACTGTGGACTTTGAGATTAAGGGCATAGACTATAGGATTGAAAGGGCCAGGCGTCCTAATACCTTAAAGTTGTTTATTAACGGTACTGAAAAAGAAGACCAAGAACAGCAAGGTGATAGTAGAGAAACACAAAAAGAAATAGAGAAAATTATTGGCTTCCCGCACTTAATGTTCAAGCATTTAATTGCTCTAAACACCTATACAGAACCTTTCCTTGGTATGAAGAATAACGACCAACGTGCAATGATTGAGCAGTTGTTAGGCATTACCGAACTTAGTGAGAAGGCAGAAGTACTCAAAGAACTAGTTAAAGATAGTAGGGATAAGATTAAAGAAGAAGAAATTAAAATTAATGCCACAGAGGCTAGTAACAAACGTATACAGAAAAATATACAAGAGATTACAATGCGAGGCAAGGCCTGGCATAAAACTCACACAGAAAAAATTGAAAATATGACCGAATCAATTAGTACACTAATGGAAATGGACATAGATGTAGAGATAAGAAGACACAAAGATAACTCGCTTATTGCCGAGCAATCTGCAACTGCTACAGCATTAAAAACAGACCATACTAGATCTGTTACATCGCTTAATAGAAGCATAACCAAAATAGAAGAACTAGAAGGGAATGTGCAAAAGGCAAAGGAGGGCGTTTGTCCTGCATGTGAACAAAGTACTGCACACCTAGATACTCACGAAGAATACACAAAAGACTTAGAAGATAAACTTGCTGAAGAAGTAAGATACAAAGAAGAGATAGAACAACGCATTGTTGACTTAGAATTGGCTCTCAATGAAGTTGGGACAATACCAGGTATAGAAGACACATTTTATCACGACTTAGAAAGTGCATTAGAGCATAAGCATAATCTAGAAACACTAGCGTCTCAGTTAAAAGAAAAGACAGAGGACGTTAATCCTTACGATGAGCAAGTACATACTCTGCAAGAAACAGGATTGCAAGAAGTTGACTTTGAAACTATTAACGAATTAACATTACTAAAAGATCATCAAGATTTCTTATACAAGTTGCTCACAAGCAAAGACAGTTTTATTCGTAAGAGAATTATTGATCAAAACATTGCATATCTAAATCATAGACTTGCATATTACTTAGATAAACTAGGCTTACCTCATGATGTTAAGTTTGCAAGTGATCTAGGTGTTGAGATAACAGAATACGGCAGAGACTTAGACTTTGATAATTTAAGTAGAGGTGAACGTAACAGACTTATATTAGGACTATCATGGGCATTTAGAGATATTTTTGAAAGTCTTAATCATCCTATGAACTTGATGTGTGTAGATGAGCTTATTGACAGCGGAATGGACACAACAGGCGTAGAGAACGCTCTAGCAATACTAAAAAAGATGAATAGAGAGCAAGGCAAAAACATTCTACTCATTTCTCATAAGGAAGAACTAGTAGGCCGTGTAAATAATGTTCTAACAGTAGTTAAGGAAGGCGGATTTACTGCTTACAACACTGACACGGAATATCTTACATAACTATGCAATGGACTTTTAACGGTAAAACAGTAGAAACACTTCCAGAGGATTGTGAAGCATTTGTATACCTAATCACAAACAAGCAAAACGGCATGATGTACGTTGGTAAGAAACTTGCTAAGTTCAAAACTACCAAGCCTCCCTTAAAAGGCAAAAAAAATAAAAGACGAGGTTACAAAGAAAGTGACTGGAAAACCTATTGGGGCAGTTCTGATCATCTAAATGCAGATGTCTTAGAGCTAGGAGAAGATCAATTTACAAGAGAAATTTTGCATTATTGCCCCAGCCGAGGTGTTGCAAGTTACTTAGAAGCAAAAGAGCAATTTGATAGAAAAGTGCTCCTTACAGACGATTACTACAATGGTATTATCAATGTTAGAGTAGGTGGTTCAAAAATCTTACGTGAAGGATTGAAAGACCGATAACTATTAGTTGAACAATACAAACATGGCATTCTCAGACACAAAGTCTAACTCTTAAAACATACAAACAACACACACGGTTGACGGGCCAACTATTATTCCGTTGCGAAATCCATTCTGATGTGAGATGGTAAGCCTATGCATTGGTTGTTATGCGATTCTTAACACTACCCGGTGATGCCGGATGCTAAAATGTCTACCCAATGGTAAGAAACATTTGTTAAGTCTAAATAGTTGAAAAGTTATTGCAATACTTTGTATTTCCATCTTGAAGCGAGTTGGAATTAAAAATCGACACAGGTGTGGTAAGGTCAGAGCCAAACAAAGTGCAAAACATAAATACCTGTCTTCGTTTACGTCCGACGCATACTCGCATGAGGTCGATTTTTTATATGGAGCCACTTAGGTAGGCTTCATATGACCTCGATATCTGCATGAAATCGATGTTACTTAATAATTACTTTTTAAAAAAGTTTCAATCAAGTGAGTGAGGTGAGTGAAACGAACGAACGAATGTAGATTGAAAAGACACGAAGTGTCTCTTACTATTGTTAGGATTATCTATTAAAATTCGTCTGTGAGATTGCCAGACTTGATTTTGTTGTACTTGTTAATTACTTCTACTGCGATTGCTCTTTCTGATAAAGACATCATCTGAGTTTCTAGCCAAGAAATACTGCCACCACTATATACTGCGATTTCTATTAGGCTTTTTTCTAGGATATCGGCTTCTTTGCGGAGTCTGTTAATTAACTCAAGAATAGCCTCTGGTTTTGCGTTTGCTAAGAAGCCGTGGAAAAATTTACAGGATCAAATGCAATTTCAGTCTCGTAAACTTCTTCGCATTCCTCACATTGTAAACTAAACTTTTTATTGATTCCTATTTTATTAATTTCTCCAATCTTTTCTTCGATTGCTGTGCCTATAGAAGCCTCACAGTTTTCTAAGAATTCTTGAATACTCTCTTCATCGGTAACAAGAAAGGCTTCACCGTCGGGCGAAGTTCCACTGATGCTGTTTACACTATCTACTACAAGTTGAAAGTTCAGACCGGCAATAGTCATAAAGTTTTCGTTGAATGCTTTTAATTGAGCTTCTTCGTCTTCTACTTTTTGTAGTGCTTGTAAACTTCTTGTTGATTTAAAATTAGCAAGACCGGCTTGTATTGTGTTTTCATACAAGAACGGCTTAACATCAATTGATAGGCCTTGGGTTGTTTCGAATGTATAATTCTCTGAAACAACTGCCATTCTATCTAAGCAATCTTCTACACTGGCTTCACCAGTATTCTCATGCTCACACTTAGGGCAGTTTGCAGTTACTTTGATTTCATCGCCGTAAGTAGCACCTTGGATAGCAATTAACAATGTGTCAACATCGTTGCTTACCATTTTTCTTGGCGCTTTGATGCAAGGAACACAACTACTTAGAATCTGTGCAACTGCTTCACCGTTCAGCAAAGCATCAGGATTCTTCATAATCATTTCGTCTTTTGCAGTCATAGGAAAAACAGGCAATTCGTCAGTTGTTGGCCAATCGATGATTTTCTCATCATAGTATTTTCCACCGGTAGGTATTTGCGTATACATCTTAGGCGCTCTGTAGAACCCTGCTAAAGGGCTATTACTTTTCTTATTTGCCATATTAAAACTCCAGTTAATAAAAAGGATAAATAGTATAAAGATGATACTAACTTAACCACAAAGTATTTATCATCATTAAAATGGTACTTTATACATATTATGGCTGATATAGACATTCAATTAGACGGACAACGATTTAATGCCCCGGCTTGGGCAACTGAAAGCACCTTGTCCGATATGAAAGACGCTATAGATAATCTTGTAGGCGCAACTGATAAACAAAAAGAGATGATGAAAAAACTCAGCGAAAATACTGCTGAGGGAAATAAAACTGATGCTCAAGGCGATAAAGACCTAATCAAGGCAATTCAAGGCTTAGATTCAGGCGGTGGCGCAGGCGGTCTGGCTATCGGTGAGTCAACAACGGTGTTTACCAAAGCATTAAAATTTGCCGGTGCATCATTGACGCTGTTCGCAGGTGCTTTGTTAACAATGGGCAAAGCCATTAGAGGTGTAGGCGCCAGTTTACAAGATTCTAGGGGCGGAACAAGTTTAGACTTAGGCGGAGGTGGTTTTAGCAATGCCGCCAACTTTGCGGCTTCCTTCCAGATGCTGGGTTATAGTGCTGAAGAAGTATCACAAACATTTGATGAAGCCGCAGGTATTATTGCTGTTTCAGGTAGATCGAATTTCATTGCGATGACCAGTGAAGTTCAGAAATTAACTGGTGCAGGTTCGGCATTCGGGTTAGAACTCAGAGAACTAGGTGCGTTATTAAATGAAGATTTAGACATACTTAGACAAGTTGGTGTTTTACAGCAAATAGATGCTATGAAACAAACAAAGCAATCTGCACAGTTGTATGAAATGCAACTTAAAGCCACAGCAATATTAGGTAAAAGTATTGATGAAATCAGAGGCGCTACTAGAACCACACTAACAGACAATGCTTCTGTGTCCTTGTTATTACAAGGCATGGGAGCCGGAAGTCAAGACTTTGTCAATTCGTTTAAGGCGATGGGTTCAGAACTTGGAGCCTCAGGCTTTTCGCAAGGTGTTAACAATGCTATACAAAATGCTATGTTGGAAACAGTTGCATTTAGAACAGATGCCGGCCCAGAATTAAATAAAATACTACAGTTAATAGATGGTCAAAATGGAACTGAGCTAGTTGGGGATATTGTCAAGATTAATGCCCTGAAAGAACAAGGACGTTATGAAGAGGCTGAAGAAATGATCAAAGCCTTCCCAGCCACAGCAATGGCGGCTATAAAAGGTCTCGATGCTAATCAGAAACTTGAAATGAAAGCCATTGTAGAAAACATGGGTGCATTAGGGCAGGAGTTTGGATTGGCAATTGGACAAGTAAGTCAAGCAGGCACCGCCGCCACAGATGTTAACGAATTAGCAAAAGCCTCTGCCACAGTAAATAATGCATTCAATAAACTTAACGCCAGTATAGCAGGTTCTGTTACTAATGTTCTCGCCGCGTTTGGAACTCCGTTATCTCAGATAATGGACGGGTTCAGCAACGTCACTTACGCACTAGAAGAAGACGGTAAGACAATAAAGACAGATGAAAAAGGAAGAAGAGTTCTCAACAGGGAGCAAAGTGGAGTATTTGCTATCTTAAATGATCAACTGCGAAAGGTCACTGATGCATTCACTGACCTGTTTGCGAAAGCCGAAGACGGATCAAGTAAAATAGGCGAAGTTAGTACAATAATCAGTGAAAAACTGACACCATATATCACATACCTAACAGATGAATTAGTTAAGTGGATTAACGGTTTCAATGAAGATAAATTTAGAGACACAATAGACAGTTGGATTACTTCTTTTAAAGTTGTGATTGGGTTGTTAGACACTATGGCATCAGTATTAGGCTTTTTCACAAACATTTTAGTTGACACAGATACTGAGACAGATCCAGCCACTGGCAAAAAAGCAGAAGTATTTGACATGTCTGGCACTATTGTAAATGCATTCCTAATAGCCGCCGCATACAAGTCGGTTAAATCTGCATTTGCAGGATTGTTTGCAGGTGCAATAAAAGGCCCAGTTCAAAGTTTAGGATCAAAATTAACTAGTAAACTGTTTGGTGGCGGTGATACAGGCACCAAAGCACTTAAGACAGGCGGTAAATTTGGAGCGGGTGCTGTAGGAATGGCCGCATTTGGTGTAGCCGCCGCAGGCGTTGGTATTGCAATGATGGGAGTTTCTGACGCATTTGATACATTTAGAGATATGGAGTGGTCCGAGTTTGGCAAGGGCATAGCAATGTTA